TAGAATACATGCCTGTCACGCATGGGGTCACGGGTTCGAGTCCCGTACGCACCGCCAACCCACTTCCAATAGATTTGGTGGTGGGTTTTTCTTTAAGCTGTTATAAAATATTTTAATGAATAAATCATTAAAAATCAGCTGATTAATTGAGCTATAACATAGCACTGAATATGTTAAGTCGAAAATATATAAGTGTATAAATTTAAAGGTTTAATCGAAAGGTTGTACAAAAGTGTACACTTTAAATTGTACAAATCGACTTTTGAAATTCATCATCTTCTGTTTTAACTTCAAATGAATAAGATTATGGTGAAACTTAAATTCATTGTGCTGGATGGTGTACTGGTTTTGCGTATATCTGAAAACAAGTCCCGGTGCTATAAACGTGTTGGCCATTTATTAAAAGGTAATCCAAATTTAGAAAAGCATTGGATTAAAGACAAAGAACGTTTCTCTTCTTACGCGGTCTCTTATGCAGACAATAACAAAATCCTGGAAGAATTTAAAGACATCTACTGGAAGCTGATTCAAGAGCATCCAGAACTTAGTGTAAAACAAATTGCAGATTATTTCAAGACCAAAGAAGCCTATTGTAGTATAAAGCCTTCTGAATTGAATGAGTCGTTAAGCGTCAATGACTATAGAAATTCAGTAGAAAAATTCTTGGAAACAGTGATTGTAAGAGAAAGGGCAAAACAAGGGTGTAATTTTGAACAATACTATAAGTTACTTTTGAGATGCAGGTCTGATCTTCCAGGTTTTAGTTCTATGGCGTTTTCTACAATAGATTTTAATACAATGGTGTCAATTGCATTTATTTTTGCAAAACGAAAAGGATATAAGCGTATAGCTAAAGTATTTCGAGCATTACTGGGCAGGGCACACAAGGACCGGGATGTTATGTTTAACATATCGCAAATAGGAACATTTTGTTTTAATGAGTATGACCCTGATAGATATGTGGTTTCCGACAAACATCCGGATGTGCTTACTGATGAACAATTACGCAAATTTTTAAATATGGATTTGGAGTATATTTCACCTACATATAGCAATCGAAAAAAAGTAGAGTTATATCACGATTTCTGTGTGTTCATGCTTCATACATTTTTTGCACCATGTGATGTTATTAAGACTAAGTTAAGAGATATTACTAAAAACAATACATTGCGTATCAAACGTAAGAAAACACATCGTACAGTGGAAGTTCCGATTACCCCTATTGTACGTAGCATTATTGATAAATATAAAGGGCAATCTAAAGATGGGTATATTTTCCCTATAATGAACGATGAAGATGAAAAGAGACACATTACAAAAGACTACACCTATAAAAAATTTAGAGAGCGTCTGAATATATGGTTGAAGGAAGTTGGAAAAGAACTGGACACTGGTTTTGATTTATATTCGTATGTATTTCGTCATACCGCAATAACAATAGCTGTCAACAATGGACTTCCATTGTCATATATTTCCAATGCTGCCGGAACCAGTGTCGAAATGATTCAGAAACATTATTATAATGGCGAAAGTATCCACAATCGTGAAATGTTGACCCAAGTATTTATGAAAGCCGGAATATAACAAAACAATAAAAACAGGAGGACGTTTTCACAACGGCCTCCTGCAAGTTTAAACAAAGCAGTACACAATCACAGAGTATAAATTATATTTGCCAAGGGTTTTTATTAGGATCATAATCTCTCATAAAGGTTGCTATCGCATATTCAGCAACCGGCTTGTTGCTTTCATCAAGTTTACGTGGGATTTGAGGATTTATTTTACATCGATTTGCATCCCTCAACCATAAGATTGATGATTCATAATCAGCAACTCTGGAAGAGCTTATATTGTTTGGTGAAATGCGCTTGTGCAATTCATACAACGCAAGGCGTACCAAGTGTTTTTTTATATTTGGATTTCTTGGGTCATGAAGTCTGTAATTGTACCCTTCCTTTAATTCATCAGCTGTAGGCTTAATAATCGGATAAAATACCGCTCCATCGTAAACCACAAATTCTGTCTCACTTAATTCATATTTATAAGTCGAGTCATATTCCCCGATCATCCCCCAATTATCAGATTCGTATGGGTTTACCGTTAAATCCAATGCTTCTTTGTTCAGCAACGTATAGAAATTACCGTCATATTGAACCACATCCCAGACCTTATAGTCAAAGTTGGCAATCCATTCAGAAACATTGTCAACCATGGCCCATCCTTTTACACCTGGGATTCGGATGTCATTAAAGTCAATTCCGTTATATTCCAGACACTCGTAAACTGAATTTGAAAACTTCACTATATCGCCTGGCTTCCAGTTTCTAAGCTGAAGATAAGGAATTGCATTTGTAAATTTACGTTCATCATACTCAAGAAGTTCTTTCCAGTATTCTTTTTTGCTGGGTGCCTTCGCACTCGACACGGCCCTTAATGTTTCACAAATCTTTCCATCTCTATAGAAATGCGCTCCAGCAGGATAGGCAATCATTTGATTGTATTCTCTCAGGCATTTGCCCTTCATAAGTTCTTTTTCAATTTCGTAATTGTCTGTCAGATATTCTACGATAGACGTCTCCGCATCTTCCTCGGCTTGCGCTATTGTATATTCTTTATTCCTGCTCAATTGCTGTAAACCATCTTCAGTGATGACACTCAGATAATCGTTGTTATTTAAAAATCTATGATACATTTTAATATTCGATAAATGATTCGTACATTGCTGTATTATTAGTTGTCGTAACACCGGTAGATTTGGAATTAAACTTGTTCCAAGGCTCATTCAAGAATAGACAAAGGAAATAATCAAAACAGTCAGAAAGGTGCCCATATCGTTCGTATTTAACTTTTAACTTTGGGTCTGTTACCTTTGCTTTTGATTTTGTTCCATCCTCGTTCTTTTTTTGATAAATCAAATCTTCCGTAAATCTACGACAACGCATATCAATTAATATCTGCCATCCTTCATACCCGTTGAAAAGACTATTAATATATTCAAGACGGGTTTTTTGGGGCGGCTGCTTTTTCAACAATTTCAGAGTAGCTTTTAAATTCGGGTTCAATGCAGACAACATAATCGTATAATTGTTTTCTCCATCTTTTGTCTGTGTAGAACGAGCTGCACCAGCAGGGTCTCCAGTTACGAATAGTCCTCCACTGTGCTGTTCGTTTAAGTATTTCTTTCTAATCTTCTCTGAAAATTGTGGGGTATTATTTTCTTTGTTTTCCGGTGTGCCAAGAATCTCCTCCAGGACATAGACCTTTTTGTGTTCATAGTCCACTTGGAATGCAAGGCAAGACATATATGGCATTACGTTGAAGTCGACACAAAGTATAATCGGTTTAAGCGGATCGTATGCCTTTTCTTTTAAGTTAGAAAATAAATGTTTATCTCCGTCAAATTCCCAATATGCCGCCGCTTCATTGGTGTCCACAAAATCCCAGTTTCCGTACAGCAGACGCTCTTTTGTTGCCTTATCGGTAATCTTATCCAGTGCCGCTCTATAAGTGGCTACAAAGTCTTTATTTGGATTGTCAAAAACAGAAAATGGAACATACGCTTCTCCTTCTTTTAAAATAGCAGGATTACCGTCTTTATCCTGGACAAACCTGTCACGAATCCATGTTACGCATGGGTTAGTGGTCATTAGAAGCCTTGGGATTTTAAAAGTATCTACTAAATTATAACGCAAACGTGAAAACAATACTTCAATTGCTCTTTCGGAAACCTCTGATGCTTCGTCAACCATTCCGATAGTCCATTCATTTGAACCGAGACGCTGGAAATCGGGGTCTGAAGGCTGATCTTCCAATTCGGCCAGCGTTACTTCAGAACCATTCCAGAATGTTAGAATACCCTCCAGGTTATTGATTTTATAATTAACATATTCTTTTAACCCCCATTCCTTTAGAACACCTTTCATGGTTTTGAATGTTGAGCCTTTCAAAGATTTGATGGTTTTACGAGCAATTACTGCACGTAGGTCAGGAAATCTCATACAATTGCTTACAATCCAACAACTTCCGAGATAGCTTTTACCACCTCCGGCTGCTCCACCACCCAAAATAATCTGTGGAAGATCAAATGAACCGCATTGAGCGCATTTCGGTTTGTATATGGGGTTCCCATCCCTATCCACTCCAGTGGGAATCTGGATAATGTTTCCACCGCAATGAGGGCAATAATTTGGCTGTAGAAGTTTCCATAATTCGTACTGTCTGGCTGAGGGGGCAAAATTGATAACGATATTTTTAGGTGCAACCAACCCTGCCATTAATACACATATTCTTTATATTTATCCTCGTTAACAATAAATCGCTGTGTTCTTTTGCCACGATTTTCAACTTGTACATATCCATTCTTTTCAAGCTCAATCAAATAAGTTCTTACTGTTCCATAATTACATTGTCCATATTTTTGAGCCATTTGCATAAATGTATCAGAGCATGTTCCATTATAGAATTTTCGGAACCAAACAAGAAATCCAAGTGCTCTGCAACTTGTACTATTGTCTATCATATCAGTTATTTATTAGTTTTCAGTAAAGAATAGTGGCTTGAGTTTTCATTAGTTTAAAATTTAATCAGATAAAAATAAAACCGCAACCCCAATGGAGTTGCGGCCAATATATATAAATGCGGAAGCAAGAAGTGGTTTTATGATTCCTGGTTATACACTTTTTCAATCAATACCCAAAAATCATCTGGAGCCGGTGCCTCAGACTCTGTATATTGTTCACATCCTTTCCGAATGTAATCAATTTCCTGCTGTGTAAAATCAACATGCAATGGAGTAGCAAGGTCTTTTTCACTATCCCATGTAATACGTCCATGTTCGCGATCTTCCACAATCTTAAATTCTTCTTTTTCCTTCTCCGTGATTCTCACTTTCTTCATGATTTCACGCTTCAAATTGAACTCCATGAAGTTTCCTTGCTGAGGTAGCAATTGTGGAAAATAAATTCTGTCTTTAATGTATAATTCCATACTGCAATGTATTTAAGTTTCATTGAAGAATAGACTGGGTAATCTTTAAGTGTTTATTATTTCACTGAAAATTTACCATGTTAAAATATTATATGAGATTCCGATTCCTATAAACGGTGATATTTGTTTGAAGTTAGTTCCTATGCCTACTTGTACCCCCAATCCCCATCTGTTATTTGATTTTGTTACAATAGGTTGATAGATTGTTTGAGTAGTTGTAGCTTGGAATATATGTATGCTATCCAATTTTGGCGAATATCCGCTGACCCATGCTTGATACAATGAATCTTTATATTCTTTTTGTGTAATTGGAACAACCACTTGAATTGAATCTCCAGAATGCACAATTGTATCTTTGATTTCCGGTCCAACAGGGAGCGGAACCTTGACATATTGAACAACAACACTATCATACGGAACAGGCATTAAATATGGTATTGTATCATATAACGTATCCCGTGTCACAATAGGCTCTACCTTTGGTGAACCATTGTATAAAAAATGCCTAAATAACTGGGATGAGAAACATCCCAGTATAAAGGCAATTATAAATAAAACAGATTTTTTCATACTATTTCAATTGTAATTTCTTCTTTTGTCTTTTTAGCCGGCCAGAAATAGTATTCCATCAGACTACACCAAATTGATTGTGAATCAAGCACTTTTCCCACAACTTTGTTTCTGCCAACCAATATACACCCTTCTGTGTCTTTGTCAGAATTACCAGGATGTATCAGAATACCGTCAAAATGAGGTACATTAACCAGTCTCGGCATATAAGCCTGGTATTTTCTGGCAAAAGCATATTTAGAGTAGTTAGAATACTTGGGAGACTGGACATCCATCGTTATTTTATATGTACCATAAGGAATAGCTGATTTACCAGCTATTTTTGTTTCCCCATTATCAAATACTCCATTTTTGTTTTTGTCTCTGACGGTATCTTCAAGAGTGTCACACAGATATGTCCATTGACCGTCTTTGTAAACTTCTAATTTGCCTATAGTGTACGTATCACGTAAGGCAATTCTTCTTAATCTTAATTTCATAGTGCAAATGAATTATATGGGATAAACCATTCGTATTCCCCCAGATATGGAACCGGAAGTTTTACCCAACATCCTTTAATTACATTGTTAGATTCAACAATTTCAATTACTTGAGCCTTCATTCCGGCAAGCTGTTCCATTTTCATTTTTTGCAATGCCACTGAAGGTAATATCAAAATAGATTCTCCGGGTTTCATCATTTGTATTCTGGCAATATGTATTGTATGTTGATGGCAGCTTTGTGCATGATTTGTTGAGCCTCTTCTGCCGGTATTTCAATTGGATGTGTAAATTCACAAAATATACTTCCTACCCAATCGTTTTTATTATCATTCATTCGTTTGATGATTGCTGCCTGACAACCATAAGATGACAAAATAGATTTGGCATATTTATCGTCTATTTGTGAGTCTATATCGGTAACGTACATAAAAAGATTTTTGACCAAGCCACTGACAAATTTTGCAATCTCAGATATATCTATATTTTGAAGGTGTGGCTTCATTGGCTCAATACCTTTGCGTTTTACTTCAAAATAAATAGACACATAGCTTTCATGTCCAAGTGGATGTGGTTGTACAATGTACACACGATCGGCATTTAAGGTGTGTAAGATTTCCCATAGCTCTCCAAACACAATTGAAGAATTATCTGCCCTTCTTAGGCTTTTAATTTCTTCATCTTTTTTGAACTGCTCAATCTTCATGTCTGTGAGCTTGTTCTTTGTGTATTGATTGTATGAGAAATAAGCGGCGATAATAACTCCGACGGCACTAATGATGCTGGGTACATATTCAATCATTTATCTTCTTTTTTTAGTGGTTCTGGCATGATTACGTTGAATGTGATGCCTCCATCACCACCTCCATCTATACTCAATTTTTGAGCCTCTTTGACTGGATACATTTCCATCAGGGCTTTTGATGCACTTACAGCTACGCTTCTAAGCGGTGCCGGTGAAATTGTTTGTCCTTTTTTATTGCAGAACGTTTGTGTAGAACACTCCTCTACAATTGATACGAGATTCTTAGTAAGGAATTTTTTCATGTACTTGGCCTCCTCGTATGTCAATTTGTCCAGCTCTTCAAGATATTCCTGAATCTCCGGCTTAGAAAGTAAGCGCAAGGCTTTACTGCTTATATTGCCAGGAGGGGAATTAAACGCTTCTGCATAACATTTAGTTGCGTTTCCTGAGAACGGAGCGTCACCATTGGCGTATAATTCACAGAAAAGGACTTCTTCTTTAGTTAATTTTGTTTCTCCCATTACGCGATTTATTAAAAAGGCACTACATAATTGCAGTGCCTTAGTTTCATTTACGAATAGAAAGAAAGTGTCATTTTTGTTTTCGATATTCCAGTAACTTTTCCATTATAGTATCACGGAACAATTTGGCAATACCGTCACATGCAGCATCAATATCTTCTAATGATTTTAAGTATTGCATATTGAAGTTGATTTGAAGGTCATATCCGGAAATCTCTATTAATACTTCTTTGGATTCTGCATTAACCACATTCATGACACTTCTATCAGACACAATTTTAAATTTGACTTCTGCCTCTTTAACATCGGGCATAATGATTGGTTCTTCCATAATATTAGCGTTAGATTTTAAAATGTTTTCTACTTTTTTCTGCTTTCGACACAGCTAATGTATTTTCTGAATCAAAATCCCCACCAGTATTTCTCATTCTCTGTGTAAGAACAGCCGTTACATTGGTTGTTGCTGATACATCTGCGTCTGCATCATGCGCGTCATCCAACTCTATTCCAAGATTTTCGCACATGATTTCCAGCTTATATGAATTAACATTTGGAAGGTGACATAAAGCAAGTTGTCCTAACAGAATTGTATCAAGACACAACGGATGCCAATGTCCATAGAAATCTTCATGCCCTCTAAGATACTTCTTCACTTCCCCCATAAGACCTGCATATTCCATCATTTGACAGAAGAATCCTTCGTCAAATCCAATATTCTGACCAATAAGGAAAGGTTTCATATTCTTGCCACATTTAGGAGTCATATCAATGATAAATTGGAGAACATCATTGGCAACTTCTTCAATTGGCCGGCCCTGTGAATACAACATATCCATACTGATTGCAGAGTATTCCAGTGCTTTTTGCGAATATACCATCGGTGTTTCTTCAGGCTCATCATATTTGCTTTTCAATACTTTACGTTTCTTTCCTACACCATCGATGTTTTTCTGATTATATGGGTAAATATAACTGGTGTATGTGCCTAATTTTTCAAACGTATCAAGCCTTGTAGCGTGTATTGAAATCTGTGTGCATGCACTGGTTTGGCATTTTAGATCTCCGGTTTCAAAATCTAATGTAAATGCTACAATTATAGGATTTTCTTCTTTTGGTGCCATAATTACAATAAGTTTTTAATTGTTTGAATACCAGTATTAAGAAATTCTTCCAATGAGCCATCGTTTGTGATAATTGCGTCATAGGCTTCATCATCAATTATTACTCTGCATTTATCTCTTTTGATTCTTGTCTCATCCACTCTTGATTTTAAAGTGTCATGTGAACATTTAATTTTAATTGACCTGATGTCGAATTTATTATCATAATTTTCCATCAAATTCATCAATCCCTTTTCGTCAATTACATACACACACGCTTCATATTCTTCAACCTGGGAAATAGATGTCCAGTAGTGATAACCACCGAATTTGGTATAAGCCAGCATTTGCGATTTATCCGGCATTTGCGATTCATCTACGAAATAATGTTCTTTGCCATCCGTCTCATTTTCTCTTTTCGGTCTTGTTGTATATGAAACAAGCACTGGTACAATAGACGCTGGAATGTTATTTGTCAATGTTGTTTTTCCACTTCCTGAAGGACCTACGATACAAATAATTGTCGGTTTCATAATATTTCAATAAAATTATTTTTTGTAAGTTGAAGATTGTTTTGGCCGGTATATTCGCTATATTTTATACTTGCCATACATACTATCAATTTATTTTTTGCATTAATAAGTTTTTCTCTTGCTGACATGTATTCTTCAGGCCAAATAACCAACTCCGACATATCGTTATTTTGTTGAAGAATCAATTTACAGAACACTTCTACTTCTCCAGTTTTTTTACTTGTGAACTTCTTTTCTTCCATGTCAACGATTGTAGCACTGATAGCTGCTTTACGTCCATCTTTGTCAGGATCAATAATATCTTTCAAACTGTAATAAGCGGCACGTCCTCTTATACTATCCTTAATACTGGAATTGTCGTATATGCGTTTGTAATCGATTGCGCCAAGACCGGACACTTTAATCTGCTGCTGACTCCAGAAATAATGCTTACATATCAAATCAGCCGGGAAATCTTTAGATTTAATTTCAAATCCAAGTTCTGAAGCTGCCTTTTCAATGATTGCATATCTTTCTATTACTGAATCAGCGTGCTCTACTTTATCAAAACATCCAGCCAAAATCAAATTCAATACGTGACGGGCATTGACCGGACATCTTGTAATCTCTTCTTCATTATCCGGATCGTCCCAGTATTGGTATTTTTTCAATTTGTACTTAAATATTCTGTGAATAAAGTTTGTCACACTGGTAAATTCGCCATTCTTGTTTCTTTCATTAATAATCCAATCGACAGCTTTTGAGCCGACCATTTTAATACGTGACAATGACCAGAAAATTGAATTGTTTTCATAATCCGTATAAAATGAATTTGCACTATGATTAATATCTGGTTCAACCACATGCGCTGAACTACATGATTCCATTTCCGACATCAACGGTACAAGTTCTTTTTCATCGGCCCATTGAAGAGCAACTGTGTAAAAAGCTGTTGGGTAATTTGCTTTTAGCCATGCTCCTACATAACTCGTAACAGCATAAGCAGTTGCATGTGATTTATTGAACAGATAAGTTCCCCCCGATTCAATCATTGACCAAATCTTATCCGCTTCTTCTTTGGGACAACCATTCTTTTCTGCACCTTCTTTAAATTTTGTCTCAAATGTTTTGATTTTATCAATCTTCTTTTTTGAGATAAACTTCACCAGCTTTACACCTTCACCAAGCGATAGTCCACCCACTTCTCGTGCAATTTGGACCATCTGTTCCTGGTAGACCATCTGAGCGTATGTCTCCTTTAAAGCGTTATATGTCCCCCACATATAAGTAGGAGCTACATATCCATTTTTACAGTTGACATAAGCATCAGTGGCACCGTTTTCAAGTGTTGCCGGACGATATAGCGCATTTGCAGCAATCAGGTCTCCAATACATGTGGGTTTCATCTGCACAAGGAATTTTGTAATTCCTTTAGAAGAAAACTGAAAAACATTTTGTGTATATCCTTGTCCCAGCAATTCATATACTCTTGGATCACTCAAATCGCTCTCTACAACATCTTCAAATGTGATGTTTGCATTATAGTGTTTGTTCACCAGGTCAATTGTTTCATGTAATTTAGACAATTCTTTGGTTGCAAGACAGTCGTTCTTCAGTAACCCAAGCTCATCCAGTGAATATCCGTCATCCTCTGACACCAAAATATCGTCTACTTTCTTGATTGGTACAAAATCAAAACATTCTACATCTTCTCCATCCATTTCATCAGGAGTAACCAATAGAGCTGAAGCGTGAACCGAACTTGAACGAGGCTGGAACATTAGTGTACGAATATCTTCAAATAGGTCGGGATAGTCATGAATGAATTTTGCTACCTTTCTATTTTGAGTTGCCAATTTGAAGATGCCTGTGTAATCACACTTGTCATCTTCAAAAATTGCGGTTAAATAGTTGACAAGTGATGGGCTGATTCTCATAGTCCTGGCGACATCTTTAATCACAGCCTTTACTTTTAATGTTGTAAATGTACCAGCAGAAAACACACGCTGTTTACCATCATGGTTATATCTACGTTCAATGTATTCCTTCACTTCCTGACGTTTATCTGATTGAAAGTCTTGGTCAACATCTGGTAAACTTCCATGCCCCCCTTTGAGATAGCCTGAATCTACAAAACAGTCCAACACATTTATTGGACTGTTTGTATGCTTATGCTTGATTGATACGATTTTCATCTTAATCTTAATGAACGATATGTGTTACGATTGAAGATATTATTACATGCTTTAACGGCACGTTCAAATGCAAGTAATTCGTTGTCAGGGATGATATGTCTTTTATCGATAAACGATTCAGATATAATTCCTTCCATGGAAGTACATCTACTTAACGCAACATACAACTGCCCTGGGGCAAACACGCTTTTAGTGTGTATAGTGATTTTATCAAATGTCAATCCTTGGCTTTTATGAATAGTGATGGCCCACGCTAAAGTTAACGGAAACTGGATACAACTCCCTTTGTCAATAACTTCAATCTTATCATCCTTTGTCTGATATTCATGAGCAACCCATTTGAATTTGGTAATTCCTACAAGGTTCCCATCGTCAAGTTTTACTTTAACCACTTCATTATCAATGTCAATAACTTCTCCCATTGAACCGTTACAAAACAAATGATTGGGGTCATTGATTAACGTCATTACACGTGCGCCAACTCTAAGTTCCAATTTTTCATTACATGGAGCGGAACTAATCGGAAATTCATCTTTGAAATCTGCCATAAATACATGGGTAGGCTCCCCAAGCATTTCAGAGTTTATTTTCTGAACATCTCTTCTGTGTGTGCAGATATGAATATGGGAATTATTGTAGTTTTGTGCTTCTTTCCGGTCGCGTATTACATCTAAATCATTTATATCTCTGGCAGTTAATTTGTATTCTCGAATATGATTTAGAATTTCCACAAATCGACCATCTGATTGTCTGAACACGTTAGTTAATTCAATCATGCGAAAACCGCATTCTCTCCAGACATGAGCATAAAAGAAATATACACCACGATACATTTGCAGAAGAACGTTCTTTTCATCGCTCTTCACAACTGGTGGTAATTGGTATAAATCACCAAACATGATAATTTGCACGCCTCCAAAGGGCAAATCTGTCATTCTGTACAATCTCAGCTTTCGATCAATATAATCAAGAATGTCTGGACGAACCATACTGATTTCGTCAATGATTAAAGCATCCAGCATTTCAAAGAGGCGAATTTTGTCCTCATATATTTTACCCTTCATTCCATCGTTAGGATTCTGAATGCTCAACGGAATATTAAACAAGCTATGTAACGTCACTCCACCAGCATTGATAGCGGCTATTCCGGTTGATGCCGCAACAATGATTTTTTTATGAGTGTTTTCAACTATGTACTTTAAAAAAGTAGTTTTACCAGTTCCAGCCTTTCCTGTGATGTACAAACACTCAGTTGAATTTTCGATTAATTGAAAAGCCTGGCTCATTTCTTCCGTAAGTACCATAATTATAATTCATTTAAAGTAAACACCACGTCTTTGTTGTCAAATAGAATGTCATCGTTCTCTTCTAATTCATCTGCATATACTCTGATAGGTTCTTCATGTCCTTCTCTTTTAACGATAAGTTCAGCATCCTTATCTATTTTAATGGTCTGTCCTCCTTCAAGAGTTATTTCCATATAATCTGAGGATGATATATCTTCTCCTATAATGGTTGTGTCTGCCGGATATAGCCCTGCACGCTCAGGAAGAAGGAATCGTTCGAAAATTAAATCATATTTTATTGGGTCTATCAATGTGATTCCAAGTAAATACAATAATAGTGATCCAGCCGCTGAACCACGGCCACAACCTACCAGAATATTGTTCCTTCTGGCCCAATTGCATGTATCGTATTGAACAAGCAAATAGTCTACATTATCTGTGCTTTCAATAATATACTTTTCGTATTCCATTTGCTTTCTGTACTGGTCTATTTTATCTTTAGGTGCCAGTCTTTGCAATCCCTCTTCAAGCAATTGATTAAACATGTTGTGAGGTGTACCATATTTCTGCTTTTCTTCTGGAGTCATATCATACTTGGGCATATAATTCTTTGTGACATCCATCTTAGCGGTTGCGTGATTAGCTATTTTTACCGTATTTTTACAACATTCATCAAACAACTCTTTCACATTCCAGTCATTCCCAAACAACTGCTCAAATATTGCATAATGTTCATCCACATCTTTGAAATACTGGTCATCACTTTGTTCATGTGCAGCTCCTTCAGCGATTTTATTGAGAATTATTTTATTCTTTGCATCATCCTTATCAAGATAATAGCAATCACTGATTAGAATTGGTCTCGGAAACTTCTTATTGTCGTACAGCTTATGAAAATACAATTTTGTAGCTTCCAATACACGAATGTCAATTCTTTCTGCCTTGTATTCAGACAAGTCAACCTGATAATATATACTATCAAAAGCATGAGTTAATTGATGAACTATTTCAGGGTTGTTAATCATGAACTGAGGCGAATATTTATCCATTATGAGAACGTTTCCTTCTCCTCGTCTAATCAATTCAGAAAGCTGTATTGTTTTATTTTCAACATTATCAACCATAATGGCTTTCTGGATTCTTAGGAGGTTTCTAAACCCCTTTTGAGACTGGACATATACTTTTGCATTAAATTTCAATTCCTCATCCTCTACGGTCATAGAATAGCCGAACACTGGGGTTATTCCAGCCGACTCGCATTCCTTCTGTAAAGTAAAGCAAGCTGCCATTGTGTTGGTATCACATATTCCTATCGCTTTATGTCCAAGATATTGTGCTTTCTTGACCCACATATTAGGCATGAAGCTACCATTAAGCAGTTCAAATGGGGTATGTACTCCAAGATTTACAAATTCTGTAGTCTGCACGGTTGGCTTGCGTTCTCCAACATATTTCAGGATTTTCAGTTCAAAATCCTTTCGCATATCATAATAGTAAAAATTGTTTCCAAACTTAAATACGATGTAGTTTATATTTTCATTCATAAGTACAGCTGGATCTTCCATACTATTGAAAATATATTCACCATCCTTATCTTTACGGAAGATAGAAGTGTAACTGGCTTTTTCTGTATTTTGAAAATACACTTTTCCAAATCCTACAATATCAATCACTTCCGAATCGATAATAGTGTATTGGATTTTATTTTTATCCAGCCATTCATATAACTCTTCAATTGCATTTGATTTTTTCATCGAGCGTATTCAACTTAAATTCAATTGGAGTTGCAAGATTATAGGCGAATGTATCATAGATGTCCCAAAAGTCCATTTCATCCCAGTCCTTTCCATCACTAATGATTTTTGCAATTGTGACATCAAAATATTCGTTCAATTGAACCGCTGTTTTATTAATAGCGTCTGTTGCGTCTGAATCATAACCAATGATTATATTCTTTACGCCTTTGGATTGTAATTTGAAAATCTGGGTGTCTGATATTTTTTTTCCAAATGTTGCTACTACCGCTACTCTATGATTATCATACAAATCCAATTTTCTTGTTAATGCAATCACGTCAAATACACCTTCAACGATAATTACAGTGTCGGTTTCGTCCTCTATCACTGCATCATAGTTATAGAGTAATTTGACAAAATCGTTGTCCATACTGTTGTTGTATCGCCTAATTTGATATTTGCCATTACGTTTTGCTGTAGCATTATAGCGGTCTATTTCGTCTTTGCTCCATGTATGGCGTGATACATACCCAACAGTATCTCCATCGTCTATAATTGGGAATATTACATAGTCATCAAATTTCCAATTAAGACCCCGTGTTGTGCCTACTGGAAAATATTCGTAATCATCAAATACAAATCCACGACTTTGTAGATACCGGTTATGATAACATCTTTTCCATGATTCAGGCATGTCAACAATATTCAGTTCATCATCAATTTCTTCTTCTTCAATATTAAAAAATTCTGGAATCTTAACCGGGTCGAATGATGCTTTCTCAATAATTTTAAGGTCGGGTCTCCCAATGTCATCCAGCAATTGATTGATGTCCTTTGTTGTGTGTCCACAAGAAAAACAATGGGAGACGAATAACTTTTTATTGCCAACTTCCTTTCCGACATATATTCCAAATTTTCCACCTGACTTTCCGCAATATGGGCAAACCGGAACAATAAGATTTTTTCTTGGTCCATCCAATTTTGCGTGTAGTTCCGATTCAAGTTCTCGTATCAATAATTCTTTTTCTTCTTTACTAATATAAGCCATAATTATCTGACTTTATTGATGTTGATTGTGCGTTGTCTGTCATAAAATATTTCGTTCTCATAATCGGTTGCGATTTTAAAGACATCTCCGCGTTCAAAGAATCGGCTTTTCGCTACATTGATTCTCATTGTATGTTCCTTACGCTCATTTGACGATTGATTCAGAGTAATAAGATGAGTAAGTGGACGAGCTAAACCCTTGGCTTCAGCGGTATTGTATTCTGTAAGCACATTCTTTTCATCGTTTAGCCATTCCTGACTCTCAATAGTTGACTGGTATGTTACTACCATCCACACATTTTCGTCTGCGGCAATATCTTTTAAATCGTTGGCCACTGCAATTCTTCTATGACGTTCACCGTTTTCACCGTATTTTCTGCCCGAAGCATCAGTCAAAAGATCCATGGAGTCAATGATAATGATGTCTGGTTTGATTCCATACTTTTCTTTGAACTCTGCAATCGCTTCCTGAATGTTAATTGTAGAAACATGAGAGTTAAATTTAGGGTAGCTTCTAACAAACAATTTGCCAGAAACACTTTGCAGCTCTTCAACCATCCTTTTAAAGTCTGAATCACGTAACGTACCGTGTTCATATCTGAATGAATTACACGTCACAAGAGACGCTGAATATGCGTTTTCAACTTCATCTCTACTACCTTCAAGCTGGATATGTAATACATTGTATCCGTCCAAGCAAGCATTACGCCCAATCCATCTTGCCGCGTGTGTTTTACCAACTCCGGTAGCTGCCAGAAAACATGTAAGCTGTGTACGTAATTCACGACCTCCATTTCTAACATCAAGTTCATCAATGTAAAATCTGGTGATTGGCCGGCATGTGGTCTGAGAGTTGTGTTTCATGCGATTTTTATGAAATCGCTCAGCAAACGTATCAACAATGTTAGTAAATTCTGAATCAGATAATGAAAAGGATTTGGCCCATTCTGTATAATCAATCAATACCTGAGATGCACTTTCAAATCCTTCTCTATTATACACTTCTCCAGCCTGTTTGTATGCTTTTTGAAAGTTTACACGTTTGAGGTATTCCTCAATCAATTGAATACATTCCTTTGTTTCAAGACCATCTGAAGTTTCGTATATATCATTGAGCAGGTGAATAGCATTCTTGTTACCGCTTATTGACTCTCTGATTGCCGAATATGAAGGTACTTTCTTATACTCTCCATAATATTTCTTTAATGCTTTGAACAAAGTAATCGAGTCTCTATCTGGAAGGTGTTCCGATTTTAAATTGGAATACACGACAGATAGTATATAGCTGTCATTCATGCAAGTCCGAAAAAGATCCATCAAAAATTCTTCCGACAATACATTCATACTATTTCTTTCTGCCATTTTCTATTCTCAGTCTATAGATTTCCGGATATTTGTTTTGTGTTTCAATTTTACATTCTTCAGAGAATTTGCATTGACAGCAACATTCGGATTCTGGAGACCAACCAAGAGTAGAGGACTGGCAAATCAAATACCCAGTTTCATGATTAAGCATTCTGCGTTTCGTACCTTCTTCCATAGGAAGATAAATATATTTTGCTAATGGATGCTCACTTTTGTCGGTAATTAAAGACATCAAATCAGCTCTGGTAATATTTGCCTTTGCCAGCCATCTATTCTCGTAATATTGAAGGCCTTTATCGGTTGAGAACTTCTCTATAGACTTAGGCCCAAACGCTTGATTAATAGTCCAAGCAGTTCCTCTATCCTTATAAGTATAAGCAGACGATACACAATAATCTACAATTCGTGACCTGGAGAGACCGCCACACTTCTTCTCTAATCTTTCAAGAGCCTGTGTGACAATTCTAACCGGTGCTCCACCTTGTGAAAATTTGAAAGATGGATTAATCAGATTCTTGATAATCTGAGTAAAAACATCCATCGTCTGCCGGACAAGAAACTCGTTTACCATCGCGCGTTAAGTGTTTTTTAAGATACTGCCGTGCTAAAAACAATCGGCTTTTTACTGTTTCAATATTTTTAGATTTTAGAGTGCCTTTCTGATACTCTATTTCAACTATTTCTTTTAACGAATACCCGGCTTCTTGCAACAAGAAAGCATCTCTATGTATAGGTTTCATTTCGTCAAGTACAGCGAGTATATCATCATTATATAACTCCCTATAATTGTCGATTCCCATTACGTTGCCGATAACTTCATCATCATCAAGAATTGTGTCTCCGAGATCTTCTATATCATGATCGCAATCCGCATTGTCCTCAGCAACCCTTTTTCTTTCCATTGAATAAATATGTCGCTTAGTACAAATATGCAACCATGTACGAATAGGCCGTGACGGATCATAAGTTTCAATTCTTCTGAAAAAATTTATCAACACTTCAATATAATTCTCTTGTACATTCTGTGATTTGTAGCTATATTTTATACATAGCTTATAAATCATATTGTAATATGGAACTACATATTGATTAAATAATTCATTTCTTCTTGCTGCAACTTCTGGATCAGTTTCTTTGTCGATTAATTGTTCTTCCGGACATATTTGCGTTCCCATTCATAAGACACCTTTGCGTTAAACATCATAGATGTCCGAATGTCAAGAGAGTTGTGGATGCAATATGCCTTCCATTCAAATTCTCGTTTTTTAAATTCAGATCTGACTTCCTCATTAGATGGTTGCGGTTTTCTATCTAAAAACGCAAAAAACTGAGTGAGGATAGTATTCAATTTTTTCTTATGTTTCTTAGCTGATTTTCTGTCAACTATAAGATTGTTAGAATTGTTCATTTTTATAAATTGAAACGTTTTACATAACAGAAGAAGATATGCACAGCGTCTGAGTGATTGTCATCAACTGGGTCAATTTGCCATCTAAGTTTACAGAACTGCATCATCTTAGCTTTGTCTGCTCTTCCATCGCCTGTAGCGAATTTCTTGATGGCTGCTGGATTCAGAAATACAGGTTCTGGAAGGTCAAGCGTATCACATACCTCAAACAAAATACCCCTAAACTCAGAGAGTTTTCTTGTATCGGTAAAGTGATTATTAACACTGACATCCTCAGCTACTATTTGCTTAATTCCATTGCGTTGGATGAACTCTATTAATGTGTCTCTGAACGCCTTGTGCTGTTTGTTATTATTACGCCTCATAGATTCTGTAAAATCCCATGTTCCACCTTCTGCAAGGCAATAGAATCCGGTGTGAGTAGCAATATCAAGAGCTGCAACTTCATTTCGTGTCAATTTTACTGGTTCAACATTTGTCTTTTTCATTGAATAAATGATACTCCATTTTGTTTCGATACGATTAATCGATTAGGGTAATTCTCAGCTATATTGCCATGACTTACCACAAGTGCAGTGACCTGTGTATCATTCAATGCCTTAAACACATTGGACAAACCGGATTCATCCGTACTGTCAAGAATTTCATCTATAATCAATAGATTCAATCCTTTTCCTTCTTCACAGTTTACATTGCTCAACTTATGTAATGCAAGCACACTGGCCAATTCAACACGGCATTTTTCTCCAGCACTGAATTTGTCAAATGAGCCGCAATCAATTCCATCACGAATTAATGAGACAGATATTTTATCTCTTATTTTTCCTGATTTCAACATTGTATATCCGGAAAGGGAAATGCGAATATCACTTCCAATGGCTTCCAAGAAATCATTTGTAATTTGAGATATTGCATTAATTTTTGTGTTAGCCAGATAAGTCTTAAACTCAATAAAATTGACCTCCTGCGCTTTTAATTCAGCCAACCTGGAAGATACCTCATCTTTGTGCGTAAGGGCGTTGATGAGGTTTTTCTCATATTTAGCCTTACTTTCTTTAAGATGTGATACGATGTCATCATCCATCGATTTCTCCAGTTCTTTAATATTTTCTTCGTATGCACTGATACTACCATTGAGAACAGACATTTCGTTTTCTTCACTTGAGATTTTACGTTCTACACTTTTTACAACTTCATCTATAGTGTTAAAAACTTCATCAAACATCTGCTTTCTCATTCCATGAATTGTGCTCTGTAATGTTTCCAGCTTTTCTGTTGCTGATTTGAACTTCATTTCAATAACCTCATGTTCGCTTTTAGCGGATCTCAGTTTTGAAGAAAGGATTAAATAGCTATCATTCAATTCCCGTTCTTTCTGCTCAAGAGTATATTGTTCATCGCGTTTTTGCTTACCGTTCTCAACGCATGTATTATAAGCCTCTTCAGAATCGGCAACCTCTTTCTCTATTTGAGCAAGATTCTTTTTGTTATCCTCTAATTCAGCTCTGGCAGATTCAATGTCCACGTCTTTGTCCAGCGTAAACTCATGTTTACATTTTGGACACTGAATAACTCCTGCTAACTTCTTTTCCAGGCTTGCAATTGCCATGTTTGCAAGATTACGACTTGCATTAAGTGATTTTCCTTTTTCACGCAATTCTGTAGCCTGTTCTCTTAAATCCTCAATCTGTTTTTCAATTATTTCCTTGTCCGACTGAATTTTTGCTGATTTCTTTTTGTTGACTAACTGTGTGTTATTAAGCTCGTCTGACAAGCTATCGATATTTCTTTTCGAAGTATTTGCGGATTCATTTAGTGCTTTAATAACCTTGCTAATATCATCAATTTCCATTCTACAACTGGATATTTGCTTCATGTACTCTCTGATATTTTGCAAACCATTTGCTGCAAACTCTGCAACAATTGTTTTATAAGCAGTTTCAATGTCGGCATCGGATTTTTCCAAATCTTGCATTCTGATGTCCAGCTCATCAAGTTTATCAAGCTGATTATTTGCTTCATTAACATTCTGCTTATGCTGTCTAATTTGGGCACGTTTATTAATAATCGATTGTTTCATACTTTCGATTCTTTCCTTAGTGCTTTCCTTTCTTGTAGTAGCCTCATTAATTGCACGTTCAATTTCTATTGACAATGCGGACACACGCCCGTTGCATTCTGCAACTTCTTTTTCTGCTTGTTGCAATTCCTCTTGCACTGGAGCCATGTCTTTGTTGAGGATTTCCAATGAGTCATCTACCAATATTCCATTGCTGAATCGATTGATGATTTCTTTTTTATCTTTGTCTGATGACGAGAGAAAGGACTGATATTTTCTTGCAGTCAAGATAAAGTTCTTGAGTATATCCTCTTTAGAAAGCCCTATCTGGTCTAAGATATATTTATTATAATCTGCTACGGACGCTTGTCTGATTTCCTCTGTATTTGTATCGTAGGGACCTCTCTGTAATAATATCTGGATGGACTGTGGATTCTTGCGAGAAAATAATCTGTTCACTGTCATTTGACACCCAAGAACATTATTGAAAAGGACGATTGATATTTTGGCTTCATCAAATCTATCATTGATAATTTCATCAGCATTGACTTTTCTCAAAGGTTCTCCAAGTACACCAATAGCAATCGCTTCCAGCAATGCCGATTTGCCGGAACCATTTGAGTTTTGCGAATCATTATCCAGATTCATACCAAAAATCAAAGTTGCCTGATTCTGTATCAGGTTGTAGTCAAGAGCTTCAAACGCACATATATTGGTTGCGTGTATAGTTTTTAATTGCCACATAACTAATTGATTTTATCGAGATATTGAAGTCCAAGTTCGTTATCAATAGATCTCTCTGAACAGAATTTCTTATATTCTTGCTTAATTCCTGATTTATCAAACTTTTGTGACAAATCCTGACCTTCTAACAGGTGGATTTGTGTTTGTTCAGTCACAAGCTCAATTTTTGTGGCACCATATTCAGATAACTTTTGTTTGTCAATGCTGGATGCCTGTTTAGATTTACAGTTAATTCTTACCTTTACTTTATATCGAGTGTCCTTCTTAACCTTTTCAAGCCAATTCAAGAACATTTCATTGATTTCGTCAAATTTGACTTCAACCACCATATATCTCGTATTGACTTCGTTCTTTACAAATTCATAACTTCCATCTGTATAAAGAATCGTATATCCCTTTTCTTCATCCTCTCCAAAATTATGTTGTCTGGAAGAACCGATATATTCAATTGCTGTTCCTGGAATTTTCTTTCTATTGTGATAATGCCCCACAAGAACTGCATTAAAATCATTGAACAGATTAGCTGGAAGTTCATCATCGCTTGCGGTTGCCAAACCTCCCCGGATTCCCTGATGCAGGTATAATATAGAAGTTTTATTTTTAATGATTTCACCAGTCATTTCTTTATAACGTTTTTCAAACGTTCCGTTCTCTGGAAAATAGCTCATTACAAACAAATCAGCCTCTCCCATGTCGTAAATGGCGTAATCATTAATCACTTCGATGTCAGGGTATTCATTAAATACATGACAGTATCCAAGCATAGATTCCTGGTCTACCTTATCATGGTTCCCTTCGGCCATAATAACCGATATTCCTTCACTTGTTGCTTTTATCATGGCTTCTCTTGCAGCCATGATTGTTGATAACGTCTGAGAGCTTCTTGACATCCATAAATCTCCACCGATAATAATAATGTCAATATTGTTCTTCTTACAAATTGTAATAGCCTCATTCCAATTAAGTTGAAAATCTGGAATGTTGTCTTTGCTCACATGAATGTCGTTAATCAACAATGCGTAAGGCTTCTTCTTTTCCATTGTTCTTTTGTTTTAAAGCGCACGCCAACTTGATGACGTGCGCATAAATAAAATATAATTAACGACGGCGAGCAGGGCGAGCTGAACGACGTGATGGGCGAGCTGCTGGTTCATTTGTATCATCATTACGTTCACGGACTCTGCGTGTAGGTTCCTGAGCGGGTTCTTCATCTTCATCCTCTGGTTCCGGATAATTTTCAGGTTCCGGTTCTGGCTCTGGTTCCGGTTCTGGCTTAGAATCATGGACATGTGCAGGAACTTCTTCCTCTTCTCCATCACCATCATCATTACCCAGTTGATCCTCAATCTCTTCAAGCAAGTCTATATTGGATTTACTACGTGTAATTTTGATATTGAGGTTATTTTCTTCGATATATTCCTTGATTGATGCACGAAGTTCTTGACCTTCTGCTGACTTATCGTCTAATCCTGCTTCATCAAGTTTATCATACTGTGCCCACAATGAATCAATATCATTAACATCTGAAGCTGTACCTTCACCATTTTCGCTATTCTTGCCAAGTACAAAGTGAGACTGGTCATCAGCTGGCAGCAGACACTTGATTTGTTCAATGCAGTTTTGCACTTCTTCATCATTAACAATATCGATGTCGTACTTCTCATCAAGCTGGGTAAGATACACAATTGTAGCTTCCAGGTGATAGCGCGTATAGCGATACAAAACTTCCGGCAAACGTGGGGTGTCCAACAACTTTTGCAACATATCTTCATCAAGCTGATGAACTTCCGACAATGTATCAATGTTGAATGAATATCCAGTCTTTCCGTTTTCTGTTTTGCGAATAATTTCAAGAGGATATGCGTTTGAGATAGATGAGATAGGACACGGATGGTTTTTACCGTTCTTATTCAATTTGTTCCAAACGTTCAGCTTGCGTTCTTCCAAATCTTTATACTGAGAATAAGACAACTGGAGGATTTGAATACCGTTGTTGGGCGCATCGATGTCGATAACGTACATACAACGTTTCATGTCCCATTTCAGCCCACCGTTAAAGCTGCCTTCACGCAATTTCTTACACAACGCTTCATCGTCTGCGTGTACTTCACAGGCTCTGTTGACATACATATCAATCAAGTCAGCATCCAGTTTATCTTTGAACGCCATCTTCGCATTACATACACTAACATAATTGATTTTTGCTTTGCCTTTGTTGTCTGTTGTAGTGTCAACAATCTTCAACATGAGCGAACGAAGTGGGTACTCATACCCTTTACGATCCATAGGCAATACTTCTCCATTTGCATCAATCACTGGTGCGAGTGGAAGAATACGTACGTTGTATGTGCCATCATTTTTGAATCGCATGTAGGTAGCACGCTGCTTGTTTTCTTCACTGCTTTTTCTCTTTGCTTCTTCAAATGTTTCTTGGGTAGAAACGAACATGTCCATTACAGACATTCTTTTTTCTTGCTCCATCATAAAAAAGATTAAATTTTTCTTGATAGATTTTTCCATGTATCTGCATAAGCTCCGGCATACGCTTCTTGTGCTTCAGCCGTTTTAAGCAAATCTCTGGACATCACATCGATGTTCCATTCGTTCATGGCATGATGGATAATCTTTTCTATGACTATATCCATCTCAGCTGCTGGTTCATTTTTCAGGTCAAAGTATTCATATACTTCTTTTTCCCCTGGAATATTACAGCTATGAATCGGAGCATATAACTCTTCAAAATATCTGTATAAGGCTTCTGAACTGGGATGTCCTTCTAATTGTTCCGATATGGTTTTAAGAAGATACCCAAATAGAAACTTCAACTGAGGTAGTGAGCGATTCTTTTTCTTGTCAAATAACAAATATCCGTATTCACCATTTGGCAATTCGTCCACAGAATCTAATAGCTCATCTGTATCGGCATAACCTTCTCGGACTTCGATTATGCCCTTCGCTCTAATCATTTACATTGTTTTTATTTGTTTTATTAATTTGATGATGTAAAGGTAAGCACATTTTTTCAATCTAACAAATTTTCAATGAAATAAAAATATAAAAAATACTTTTTTGAGTAATAAATAACTAATTATCAACTATTTATAATTTTCACTATTGCAAAAGGATAGTTTTCTGAAATATCATTTAAGATATATAACACGTTGATTTGAGCTGCCCCTCCATAATAGATTATTGTTTGCAAACTCTTTTTTATATGGCCCATCAACAAGAACGTCCACTAAATTAAGTATCTCTGGATACATCTCCTTGATATATTCAATGGTATATCCAGACCATATCCATATTGTTTTATTGGTCTTAGATTTAATCATGCGGCACAATTCAACTATTGCCGGATATTGCATCATTGGCTCTCCACCCAATATAGATATATTACACCCGTCTTTGCAAAGCTCGTCAAACACTTCTTCAACATCTTTTTCAATTCCACTCTTAATATCCCATAAGTTCTTATTATGGCAATCAGGGCAGTGTATTGGACATCCTGAAACATACAAAGAATTACGAAGCCCGACCCCATCAACTGAGGTCGAGCGTACAATATGTGCAACAGATAGTTTCATATTAATTATGAGTTACTCTATCGTTCAATTCTGCAAGTTTGCCGGAGTTCCATCTATCTGTCGTTCCGACCAAATACCCAGTAATACGCTGGAGTTTGTCAATTCTGTGACTACCGCATTGAGGGCACTCCTGTAAGTCCTTAGAGGCATCTTCATATCCACAATCTATACAACGATTTCGGTTGTGGTTGACAGAGCCATAACCAATATTGAATTTGTCTATTATATCAACAATTTGCATGATTGCTTCAATGTTATGAGTAGCATCTCCATCAAGCTCAACATAGAAAATATGGCCTCCACGGGTTTTTTCATGATAAGGAGCTTCTATTTCAGCTTTGTGGTATGCACTACACTTATAATATACAGGTACATGATTAGAATTTGTGTAATAGTCTTTATCTGTCACTCCTGGAATGATGCCGAACATTTTTTTGTCTTTCTTTGTAAACTTACCCGACAATCCTTCAGCAGGTGTAGCAAGAACAGAGTAATTCAAATCATATAAATCACTATAATGCTGTGCATTCTTGCGCATTAATTCAATTATTTCGAGACCAAGTGCCTGCGCTTCTTCTGATTCACCATGGTGCTTTCCAACAAGTGCAATAAGGCATTCTGCAAGTCCAATAAACCCGATTCCAAGCGTTCCATGTTTCAATACCGGACGAACTTCGTCTGTATCTTTCAATTTTTCCGAATCAATCCACATTCCAGACATAAGCAATGGGAATTGTTTTGCCATTGCCTGACATTGAAATTCATATCTATCATGTAACTGTCTGGCCGTTACATCAATAGCATGTTGCAACATTTCAAAGAATTGTTCAATCCTTTTGCCTTTGTCCGTAATAGCCATAGCTCTTAACGCCAATCCTGGAAGGTTGATAGTGGAAAAACTAAGATTACCTCGACCAATAGATGTTTTGTCTCCATGTCGGTTTTCATAGACTCTTGTGCGACACCCCATTGTTGCAACCTCGTGTTCATATCTTTTGGGGTCATTGTCATCCCATTTGTCATTCTGATTGAATGTGGCATCCAAATTCAAAAAGTTCGGGAAAAATCTTCGTGCTGTTACACGACAGGCTAACTTATATAGGTCATAGTTCGGATCTTCAGGAAGATAATTTACTCCACGCTTCTTCTTCCATATTTGAATAGGGAAAATTGCCGTAGAGCCATTTCCAACTCCGCGTTCAGTAGACAAAAGTAACTCACGAATAACACAGCGACCTTCTGCTGAAATATCCGTTCCATAATTTACAGAACTGAATACAACCTGGTTGCCCCCACGTGAATGGATAGTATTCATATTATGAATGAACGCTTCCATGGCTTGATGGACCCTATCAACCGTATTGTTGATTGAATACTGTACCAAAAAGTCATATAATGTGGGGCTTGACTTCAGGTTACATTCTTTTTTGATATAATCTGTAATTTCAGCATTCTTTACCTGTTCAAAATAATAAAAATCACCATACATCGGACGAAGTTTTTCTACTTCTTCCATATATGTTTTCTTCACAAATGGAGCAAGATAAAAATCAAATGCTGGCACCGCCTGACCTCCATGTTGCTCATTCTGAGTGCTCTCCAGTGATATGGCAGTAAGAATAGAGGCTGTCTCAATTCGCTTTGCTGGTCTTGATTCTCCATGGCCGGCTCTAAACCCTCCGTTAAGCACCTTATCAATCGGGCTTTGAACACAAGTCAATGAACGTGTAGGGTAGTAATCCAAATCATGAATATGAAGAACATTATCCTCAATAGCTTTGACAGCTTCGCTTGTTAAAAGATATTGAGGAGAATACTCTTTACTTCTTTCAGTCGCAATCTTAGCCATCATGCCAGCTGGAGTGTCTGCATTCATATTGGCATTTTCACGAGTAATGTCGTTTTTCTTTGCTGCAATAATGTCAGCAATGATTTGATCAGACGAGCTGTTTCTGGCTTTATCTCTTTTATGTCTATAAATGATATATGCACGTGCCACATCCGGCATATTAGACACCATCAATTTGTTTTCAACTAAAGTTTGGATTTCATCGACACCCCAGTGGTCCTTGCTTTTCATTTGCTCTTCAATTTCTCCACTTAAAATTTCAGCAAGTCCAACATTCAAATAATTACACTCGTTCATTGCCAATTGAATAGCACGAACAATTCTTTTGCGGTCATATTCAACAAAACGACCGTCACGTTTTTGTATAATCATTAAAATTAAGTTTATTGGATTTTAATTCCGATTTGTTTCTCACTAAAGTTAGAAACATATTCCTTCAATTCAGTTGCAAATGCCGGAGTATGGTTAAATCCGCAACAACGTGGCTCTCCACATAATCCATTGCGATAAACGCACTTCCTAACCATATAGACAGCCAAATCAGGATCAATTTGGGCAATTTCGTGTTTCAACGCCTGAAAAACAACGATTGTTTCTTTATGCGCACAATTACACAAACGCAATTTCGCCATATCAATCAATGACTGAGCGTTAACCAACAGTCCTAAATTAACCGGTGTGTAGCGGTCCGAATTGTCCTTCAACCATTCAATTTTGGTAGCCACTTCATCCAGTGATTCAATTACTCCTTTGACCCCTAACATTGGCATGTGTGCAGACAGATGTTTAAGGTCATTGACGATTTCATCCACTTTTGTAGGAAGCCCAGGGTTCCCACCAGGTCTATCGTCACGACACGTCAACTGATAAGGGACAGAGCCTACATGATGACGCAACAAATGCGTACTGATAAATAAAGGAATGTTAGAAAATTTTACCCAAAACAATTGGGTTCGCACTGGAGAGTGCTCAGACTTGTAAATTGTGTTCAGCGTAATGTGACTTTCCCCTAAGAATGTTGTTTCACACGCTTCACGCATTAATTCTTTATCGGTTAACTTTTTAACCGACACAGTAAAATCTTTCATGTGAAAAATTTAATAGAATAAAACAGGGGAAGATGGTGTATTTCAATTTAGACGTGTGCAAATATATAGATTAATTTTCAAATAAATAAAAATTGCGCCAAAAATTATAGTGATTAGCGCAATTTTTATTTTTAGAAGCCATACATGCGTTTACGTCTGACTTGTAATGCCCTCATTTTGGTTTCTGGAGTAGGTGGGGGGATAGGAACACGTTGATGGCACCCGTTTTGTCTATACTTTATGAAAAGTTTTCTAAAAATAGCTGACCTAAAATATGGATTTATAGATGAATAACTGATTTGCTCAATTAAATCAGCTTCAGGCTCGCTATCACTAACACTCACAATCATATCATATTCTAATGGTGCATTCAACCGGATGCTATTCCCCAGAGTTGTCTGTTCGAATCTCCTCTTTATCTTTTTTCTTCCTCGTTTTTTTTGTCTCCGAACCTTCTTTGCTTTCTTCCTTATCGACGGATTCTTCGGAGTCTCCACAACTGGTAGATTGACATTCCACTCTTCCATAATTCAACTTTTTTAATTTGGCTTCCAAAGCCACCTGTTCGTTCTTTTCAAGAGCAAATCTGTCTCTTGCATTACTAATTATTCTCATTATTATACCATATAAGTGATTGAAAATTCAGTTGTTTTGTAACAGCTACCATTGCAATATTTAACAGTGCATTGTCTTGAGCCTCCTTTAATAGCAACTGACCAACTTAATGAGTTGCTGAAAACAAAAGCCTTATACACTGCATGTGTAGGAGGATCAACGCTGTTAGGGATATTAAACAAAGTGCCTGAGTGAATGGTAGATATTGTTCCTTGTATGCAGACCACATTTCCAATTTGTCTTATATACAATCCGGACTTAATAAGTATCCACCCAGTATCTTTCATTTTTGCCTGAAAATCACTAACCGCTGCTGCTCCAATGTTATCTCGAATCTTCTTCTTATCAGTCTCGCTCTTAGCCATATCGCTAAGATAATTACTCAATAAAGCATATTTAGATAAATCATTAGAACCTATTGCACCGATTTGAGTGCGTAATGTGGCGGCACCTACAGAATTAGCAAAACTGGTAAATCCGTCAGTGATTTTGCCGTATCTTTTATCAGATTCAACTTTTGTATAAACATCTTGTGAGCCAACTTTATTTGACATATCGTTATTGTAAGACGATTTCAAAACATATTTGTCGCTCAGCAATTGACCACCTTCTTTAATGGACGGTCCCAAATCAACAAAACTACCTGAAGGGCCATAAATATAAATTGCAGCCAGATTATTCGTAATTCTGAATGTTAAGTCTGTTGATTCAGAAAACCCTGCAAATCCTATAACTTCTTTATTGACATCTTTCCAAATAATTGACTTTTGAAGTGATGCGTTAGATTTAATTTTATTGGATAATAAGATAATCCCTTCATTATCGTTAGATGCAAATGTGGTGACTCCATTGATTAAAACACTATTTGATTGTCCGTTTACAGTGACAATTGCTGTTCCTTTACCATTGCCAATTTTAGTGTCCCTATAATACCCGGATGCACCGCCATAACCAATCATGTTTATATTTAGCGCGGCAGCGTTGGATAATTCTGTACGATTATACAAATTGTTTGCACTCATTCCAACATTACCAAATATTCCAATAGTGGACTGAACGGTATTATTAGAGACAATGCCAGTGGATGTGATTTTGGCGGCAAGTGTATTGTTGACATAAAAAGAAAATCCAGAATCATCTTCCATGGAGAATTTATATCTATTATTAGATGGAAAAACTGATTCAATAGATAAAACCCCAGAAGCAGAATATGTTTCAAATTTAACTGAACTGTTTTCAAGCACATATCGGCTATTAATTCCTTTAATACTGCCAGATACTTCCAAATCACCTCCAAGTTTTACAGAACCGCGAATAGATTGAACCTGAGTTGCTGAATCTAAAATTAAAGCATATCGGCCAAAAAACGCATCTTTCATCCGTTTACCTCCGTTTTGCGTGATCTGCATAGATACTGGAATTTTTTGGGTTAGCGGATCTAAAGTCGTAGGCACAGTCGCCCCTATTGAAACACCATATACATTTCTGCCCACTTTTGTTCCACCCACAGCGTATTGAACACTTTCTGTTTGGTTATTTTCATATAAATATTGTGGCCAACTGGATATTCCGGTTGCTCCAGAAAATTTACGTAACTTTCCATTTAGATATATGTAACCTGCGCTAATTGAATTTCCGGAAACCTGACATCCACTAACAATGAAATTATCGCATTCTCCGAATAATTCGCCAAAAGCCAATGTAAGTTCCTGAAGATTCAACATATCGTCTACATATACGTATCGTCCACCTGTTTGTGCGCTAAATTCTTTCATTAATCTTGATAATTTAATATATACGTTTTACCAGCGATTCTATAACGGTCAATACAATATTTAACCATAGCTTCATATTTTTCTTGCGAAATCAATTCTGTGTTAATATGAGGGCTGGAAACGATAAAACTCACCACACTTTCTTCGGTTTCTTCATCCTCATAATAGAAGGCGTCACTTTTTAATCCTTCCGACTCCTTATATAATACCATGTGCTCTGATAATGGTATATCAGCATTTCCGTAATATATAGGAACACCAAGATGTACACCGTTTGTGATTACAATCCGTTCACCCTGATTAATAAAATACTTGCTGAATTTACGATTAAGATACCACTCAAATTTGAACTTCTGTGATGTCATTGAAGCCTCAATTCGTGTTTCTTTAGCGTATTCAGAAAACTCGTCATTAATCAATTGCAATGGATGTAATATAGCTTGAATGTACAATATCAGCTTTCTCCCACCTATGTAATATGGAACAAGCTGATTGATTGTTTTACTGAAATTTATCCAATACCTCATCATTGTAAATCTTCAAGTTTTAGAATAATAGCCTGTCTCCATGTAGGAAAATCAGCCTCTATTCCCTCTCCAGAACTTTCCCTAATATATCCACTGTTAGGGACAAACAATCTATCAATTTTGTGCATACTTGAGCCATGTTCATCAGTAATAAGTTGGTCATCATCATCGTACTGGGCGATAAAGATCCCCTGCTGGTCTGTGTCCTCGTCATGTGCCTGTACATCTAAAACATGCTCCGCACTCTGAATTGCATCGATGATTTTTTGAGCGTAAATAACTCCGTTAAACCCAATTTCTGCAATGAATTTGTTTAGCGAATCTTCAATGTTTTGATACACTTCACTTTCTTCGACTGCTCCATCGTAGTACACAGTTACTTTAGGTATCAAAATATCACCATGTCGACTTACTACAAGTGCGTGTTGTCCGGCAAACAAAAGATTGTCAAGGTATGACCTGATTTTAAGCAATTCTTCTTCTTCGATTTTCTGATATGCCCCTGGCTGGCCGGACGCAATTTTTAAAAGTAACATCTTATCATGGAATCCTTGTTCAGTTACTTCTGAATATGAAACCTTAGATATGATACGCTTGTTTTCATCAATTGAAGCGTATGAACAAGATGTACCTTCTTCATTCATCACAAGCTCATCACCAGACTGATATTTAAGCAACGCATTGGCATAATATGATGGTGTGCCATTAATTCTGTTTTGCAAATCAGCGGCCAAATCCACTTTGAAAACATCCATCAAATTTTCATGCGCCCATATACATGCAGACGTAACCCAAGTAAAAGCATCCAATATAGACAGCTTAGAACCGTTATGAAACTCAGTCAACTCTAAATACTGGTCTCTTTTCTCTTTTGCAAGAGTATATATTTCACTTAATGTTCGTGCCATTTATTCAGTATATGTATAAGTTATTCCATTAATAATAAATTTCCATTTCAATGGATAATTCCATTCTTGTTCTCCTATAATAGTGTTAATTGCATTCCAGCCTATTTCTGAAGGCTCAGTATCCAAATATACCGTACATGCACGTCTTGTACCATAATGTTCTGCAATATGTTTTAGATATTCATCAATTACAGATACATTAGTGAATTTTACATATAGTAGATTCAATTCTTGCAAATCCATATCTGCAATAGACTCCAAACTGGAAATCACACATTTCCGTAAATCCACTTTATAGGTTCCATCAAACAAGAATAGCCCTTCAAGAGTAAATCCGTTTGAGTGACTAACATATTCATCAACCACAATCGGCCTTACTGGAAGCAAATTCCCACCCAATTCTGATGTATCAAGATAGGTGAACTTTAATTCTGAAGTGTCACCATAAAACCTTATACGTCTTAAATCTACATAATTGTCAAAATAATGAGAGATAGTCTGATTGACATGGGTAAGATTGATATATTCAAGTTCACTATTATCCCCCCAATCAACAATAAGCTCTCCTTCACCTCCAGCAACAAAACTTATGATTTCCAATTGTTCACTTACGCCGCATATCATTATCAAATCACATCCAGGATTTTTATAATAAACATGACGTTCGTTATTGGCAGGAACAATATTCTGTTCTTTCATACTGGAAACAATTGATTCATTCAGTATGAAGCCTTCATGATACTCCAGTTCCATATTTGTGGTAAGTTCTGTTGTCATGGTCAACCATGTATTTGTAATCATCAGGTCAAACAGTCCTTCGATGCTTCCATATAGCTCTATTGCTACATCGAATATATTTTGCTTTGGTTTTACTTTATATATGGCCATTATTATTCTGCATTAGTTGTGTCCAGTTCAAGTTGATCTATCTCCTGAGTCTCGTAATTATACGAAGCGTTCTTTACGATCACGTTGTCCTCTAAAAACTCTCGTTTCATTATTTCAGCAAGGCTTCCTTTATTTATATTGACAGCATTAATCCATCTAACAAGCCCCACTCCAGATAACGGATACCTGTAATTATTAGACGGATTACAAGCAAGCATGAGGTTTGCATTTTGTCTGTCTGCTGCAATAATATTAAAATCACTTTGCTTGAATGAATACAACTCCAAACAATTACTACCTATTTTCCCAAAGAAGAACGACTCTGAAATTGTAATTAGCATTGACGCAAAAGCATTCTTTAGCTCTTTACCATACATGCCCACCTTAACCAGAAACCATTCAGTTCCATCGTCAAGATTTTTAATATATTCAAAAGATCCGTTATCGTATATTCTTCTTATTCTTATCATAAACTCTTTATACTTTGGAGTATATGGTATTGAAAAATAGAACCCATTATTTCTAATAGAGCTTTCAGTAACAATATTTGGAATATCTATTTCTCCATATATATATCGTGACAATCCCGTTGAGTTTGTAACCCAACGAAACTGTCTCACTTTATAGGTGTTTTGTGGATCAATCACCACATCACCGGTCTTAATATGAATTTCTATATCTCTACGCATTCGATTAGCATGTATAATTTAAGATTTGGTATCTAAACCCATCGGCTTTAGTAATTAATAACATAACAGAATCTCCTGCTTCCATTGCATAATCTTGTGTGCCTTCATTATGGTTATATATTCCTTTTAATGTAATTCTTTGAGACCCTGTTCTTACCCTAAAGATTACAGTAGCTGCAAAATCTGTAGGCAAAGAACTCAATCCAAATTGTCTTGCCACTGAGCTTTCAACCGGAAGAGAAACTTCAACACCACTATAATTAGGGTTATTGTAATATAGCAGAATAATATTATTTTGAGAAAAATCAATAGAATAAGTAGATCCACTTAACGTTAACAACTTAGCCTTAGTATTGATAAACGCTGGAGCCATTAACGCTGCGTTTGAACTTATTCCATAATTTTTTGTTCCACCGCTCACACTGATAAACAACCCATAATTGGCCTGATCAAATCCATAGCTACCGTATGTATTTGGATGAGTATTGACAATTCTTCCTGCCGCCGTAAATGCACCTCCAGCACTTGACGGTATAACATCATCCCCAAACATTACATATCCATTAGTTGATCCAACTCGTAAAAAATCATCATATATAGCCAACGAACCACCGCTTCCAGAAGATGTTGCAGTAGAACCTATCCGATTAGTGCCAATGGTAAATCCACCTATAGAACCGCTCGTAGCTGTAATTGAACCTTGTACAGTGACATTACCTGTACTTGTCCAACTAATATTTCCTCCAGCTAATGAGCCTGAACCATCAGAATTTAAACTCCATTTAGGGCTTGTAGCTGCTTGTTTAATTGTACTACCTATAATTGTACCAGCAGTAATATTATTTGCAGAAACCGTACCGGTATAAACACCATTTGAATCAATTTTCGTGAGTTTATTGCCGATTGCTCCACTAATATTGGACCAATTTAATGACACATCTGAAGCAAAAGTGACTACCCCTTCACTGTTCCAACTAATTTTACCACCTGCGATTGCGCCACTTCCGTCAGTTTCAAATCTACATTTATAACTTCTAATTCCATTGGAACCAATAGTAATTCCAAACTTTGACGCATAAGCCCCTGAAGTGTTTGCTTTTGTTCCTAAATACAAACTTTCCCTATCAAAATTCCATCCGGCAATATAATTACTGCCATTGGATGATAAACAGAAAGTTGAAGTTCCATCAGTATTGTATGATATTAAAGTAGATTTAGATGAATTTGCGTACATAAAAATGCCCCCACCACTTTGAATAGTAGAAGCCATATTTGTTGCTGACACATCGGATAAATCTTGCGCTGACAAAAACATTCCTCCATACGAAGAATGAGATACAAGAGCGGCATGTGCTGTTGATATACGATACGATGAAAGTGACCACCCAAATATTGCACCAGCACTTTCATTAAAAACTACATTTCCACCTGAAAACGCTGCTTGTCCGTTACCATCAATTCTCCATTTATATCCTCTTATTCCATTTGTACCAAATGTAATTGAACCGCTATTAATTGTATATGCACCTAAAGTATTGTTTTTGGTGCCCAACCACATAGCAGATTCATCAAAATTCCATCCGGCAATGAAATTAGTTGATCCAGCAGAAAATGTTTTATTGGTTCCCTTATACGCTATCAAACCGAAATCAGCATTGCTCGTATAATACATTGCAACACCACCATGTGCTTTAACCCAAGCAAGATGATTGCCATCCCATAATCCGTTTATAGTTGGTATAGAAGAAATATTAGCAATAGCAATATATTTATTGGCACTATTTAACCCAACCTGGGTATTAAAAATGGCTACATTGTTAATTTCCCATCCACCAATTATCCCTTCAGAAGATTCAATACGACCTTTAAATTTAGCACTGCCATCCGCGTTAAATAAGATGTTTCCTAACGCAAATTTAGCATTGCCTTGTGAATCAAGCTCCCAAACAACAATTCCATCCGCATTTGTGGTTGTAATATGACCATCAGACAGGATTTTAAGATACCCATCTTTACTTTGAATACCTCCATTATTAATATCCCAACCACCAATCATACCACCGGCACTGTTTAAATGGAAGATCTCTACACTATTTTTATATCCATAAATACCCGTGCTATCCTGATCTGGCCCAATATATACTCCAGTCAACCCTGGGATGGACATCACATCATTTTTAGGGTTTGAACCATCTGGACCATATTGGGCAAATTGAGACTTTTTACCTATAAACATTTTAGGAGTCATAATATAGGTACTACCTATCTTAGTCTTTCCTCCCTCCCAATCCTGTATCCAGTCAAGCATAGATGATTCTCTAACTACAGTATAATTGAATGATATTGTAGTTATATACCCATCATCTGTAGTAATAGATAACGGTATTTCTCCTTGCAAATTATCTGGAATAGAATTGATTTTAAGTAAATACTCAACTCTATTATTGTTTGTAATTGAAATCCCTATTTGTTCCGTGTCAGACAACAAAGACTTGCAATTGAATGGCATTACTTTATCGCCTCTAAGAACTTTGATATATGTATAAGCATCACTAAGATTGGGGTTAGATCCATCAAAATCTGCATGAATCACACATGATTGTTTGGTCAATGAAACCGTATATGCGTCATTGACTGTATCAAGTGTAATTGCTCCTTTTGTAATATATCCCATATTATAAGTCTTTATAAACGAATAGTCGGACAACAACTTTTACGTTTGCTGTCCGACTATATTTAGACTTCAATATCGAATGTTGGTGGATAGTTTGCTTTAAAATCAAATGACATTAAAGATTGTATTGCTTCTTTTTGCACCAAATCTTGAATGGAAACCAAATTTCTTTTTGTGGCGTCAAAGCATTCAAAAGAATATTGCTCTATTTGCCCAAGAATTTCCAATGCCTCAGAAGGAGACTTCATATTAATAGACGTATTGCCAATCCATATTGGAGGGACATTTGATGTTTTCCATTTGTCAGTGATATTATACATATTGTACATATTTACCAACCCAACTCTTGTGTCTTTCTCCAGTTTTCCAGTTACTCCATTGATTGTGATGTTCTTTACATAATCAGATTCATCATACACTTCTACTTGTTTGGTTCGCATAGCACCCCATGCTGTAACATCATTATCTGCATGAAATGTTTTCATAATAGCCTGGATGTCATCTTCTGAGGCTTCAATAAGGCATTCTGCTGGAACCTTATCAATAAATTCATAAATATCAAGTGATGTTAGTTCCAGTTTGCATCCATATCCCTGGTATTTATATTCTGAATCATTTTCCAGTTTTTTGATACCAAGCGCAAGAAATATAGCATACATTCCTCTCCTGAATGTACCAATAATTACGGTTTCGGGTTTATTACTATATTTGTTTAAAACTACCATAATGCTTTTTATTTAAAAATAGGACGATACTGTTTTCTTAGTTTAATTTTATTGTAATGTGCGCTTCTGATAAAGTATTTTTGACATTGGATAATGAATTTGCTGATAATCCTCTTCCTAAACTTGTAAGTTTCACGGCCTTTACAAAATCCTAAATATGAATTAATAGTGTCTCTCATGTGTTCCAATTCACTAAGTGTAATTTCAGACTCATGCGTATGCAAATATTTGATAAATCCATGCACACGCTCTTCAAATCGTCCAATTGTTCTATTACTCAGATAATTTCTTCCATTGTGTATATATGTACCTACAAACATGACCCCATGATTAGCTGGTTGTATATATCGCTTATGCTCATGCAATGACAGTCCCATTTCAATTAGTTTATTGTTACACATATCTACCAATTTCATAAGAAATTTCTTGTCGTTACAAATGATAATAAAATCATCGACAAACCTGGAATATGACCAACGGAATCTCTTTTTGTTCATTCTCATCAAATGTCGGTGTTGCTTCAAACTTTCTATAACATACCCATCAAATTCTGACATATAAAAATTGGCAAATTGCTGGGTCGTTAAGTTGCCAATTGGCATCCCACGGCCTTCCTCACACCTAAATAAAGATTTGTTGGCTTGTAATCCAGCCCAATCTTTAGGATCCGAATTAAACATGCAATTCTTTTCTGGTCTGTGCATCACAACAATCTCAATCAGCCAAATCAAAAGGTCTTTATAATCACCATGATATTGCTCTTCGGCAAACTTTTTTAATTTGTCGCACATCCTTTTTTGAGGAATTGACATGAAAAACCCAACCAAATCGCCTTTGAAAATAGTTGCATCAGTTCGATAATTATTTGTGACCTTTTTAATACCTTTTTGCACAGAAGATACAGCGGTCTTTGTGCCAAATCCTTTGCGACAATTGTGCGTTACGTTACCCTGGGAATAACATAATTTTTCAAACAAAGGTTCCATGCGCAATATAATCCAATGATGTATTACCCTATCTCTAAAAGCTGCCGCAAATACCTCTCTTAATTTTGGATACTTTACTAAGAAACATGTAGATGTGTCTGGAGTGTATGTCCTGCTTATTATTTCATCAGTTAAAGCATCAAGGTCCTCATCGGCATGGGGAATATAGTCAAGGCATTGTCTACTGGATGATTTACCTTTGCAGCAATCAATATATGCTGTTTGAATAGTTTCCCGTAGAGCTGTCCAATCTGAATCATGTGCTACAGCCGGCCTAACAACGTTGCTATTATTCTTGTTGTTGTTGTTGGTGTTACCAGAGTTGAAATTGACGTTCCAAGCGTTATTGCTGCTATTCTCCGTGCTACTCCAGTGGTAGCCGGTTTTTGTCTGCGACATTGCATCTTCGTAACTCCTATATGCACACAAGTTGCTCCAAGGAGTATGTCGCCCGTATGAAATCAGAGGCAAAGACCTTCCGATAATGCCATAATCATCCTTCTTCATCATCGCCCTGGTCTTGTATTGAGCCTCGCCATGCTACTAATTGGCGTAATATAACATCAATTGATTTTATCAATTGTTCGGACTTACTCTTACCGATGAGGTTAATGCCTGATGCTGAATTAATGCACACTTTAACCGTGTACATTAATGAAATAGCTTCGCTCAAAGAGTTTTGTTTAAGAAATTGATTGTTTTGTTCGTATGCAGCTGCACTCCACCGTATCGCTTCACTGAACTTTTCAAGTATAATATCACTAATTTTAACCGTTTTTCTCGGCATTAATTGAACAATTTGTAGAATGATTGTCATAGAATGATGGTATGAGCGATAAATAGGGGTGTTAATAAAGGTCTTTGCTTTCTTGCTCATTTCCTTTTTATTACGTTGACCTCGTTCAATCTCTTTCTGCGTCAACTTAACTGCTTTATTATACCCCTCTTTTGATTCGTTGTCCATGAAATCGATTATTTTGTCAAACGAATCATGTGTTAATTTATACTTTTGTGATTGAGAAATTTCTTTGTTATTAGCCATATATTTTTAACATTTATTATACGTATTAGGCAAGTGCCCAAAGGCACTTGCCAGATGAAGATTAAAGAGTAAACTCATACGCTACAGCCGGCCTAACAACGTAGCTATTATACTTGCCGTAGTTGTAGTAGCTGAAGCCAGAGTTGAAATAGACGATCCAAACGCTATTGCTGCCATTCTCCGTGCTACTCCAGTGGTAGCCGGTAGTATGATGAGTAAATGGTGAGCTTCCATTTGCATGAAACGCTCTCCAAGACAACAATGAATACAACGGTTTTTCCGAATCAATCATTGACTGGAAGTATTGATTGATTGCCATTATTTCAGCTGTTGTGTATTCTCCTGAAGTAATATGTTCATAGCTTACATTTGACTTAATGTAATTATCTCCGGCTGAATTATATGCTTCAAGAATCATCTTATCAATTACAGAAACGTCTGGCAACGTATTTTGTCCAGAAGTATAATTTTCTCCCCATCCTCCAGTTCTCGACAAAGCAAAATATATAAATTGTCTTGACAACTCTCCACTGGAAGGCAGATACCAGTTGTTTTTCTTGTATTGAGGATCCAAATACTCTCCATCTTGAACTTTTGGCTCATATAGATAACAAGAATACGCAGCAGGATAAGCAAATTGTCTAAAAATAGCCAAATCACCGTTAGCCTTTTGTAATATCTCCATTACGTTGCCTAACTCTTCAAGGGTTTGAGGAAGTGATTCAATGGATTTTATCACCGGGGTGTCAGCTACGCTATTGTCTGTCCATTGAGTTTCAATTTTTGTGTTATTTCCACCCAATAGATAACCATTAAAGATTTGTTCCATGTGGCGAACAATTGCTTTCGTATTGTTTTTATCTGACCAATCGTTAATCATGCCAGCTGAATCGCTGTAATCTTTAAATCCGTCATCTTGCTCTTGGTCCAAACAGTTTCCAGTTAATAAATAGTCATTGTTTGTTCCACCGGTTAATCCTCTTGAAGTATAATTGGTTAAAGAAGTATCAAAAATACTGCTTAAACCAACTTCAGAAGCAACTTCACTTCCAAATACAGAAGAAAACCCATTTGTTCCATGCACTTCTGCACTACCTTCTTGATATAATCCCCATTGATTAGAAGATGTATTAATGAAATTGTCGGTACTTTTAATTGTAGCATTTTCTTTACAATCAATCAAAACTTTATATCCAACCAATTGTTTAGACTGAATAACATCATTCGTTGGTTTTGTAAAGCCTGAATATGTGATAGGTGCAGCATCATCTTCCCCCTTATACATTGGGTCAAGTTTGTACACCATTCCTATCATTGTTTTATCCTTCTGATATTGATCATCAAATGTTCCATCTGCATACGCAAAGTCACCTAATTTAGGATGTCGAAGATAAAAGCCCACCATCATATCAGAAGTCAGAACTCGTCGTTCTGCACCTACAATTGTACCCACTTGAACACGTAGAGTATATCTTGTGCCACTTGCTTCAGTTGTTACTTTTGTGACATTCAATAAGCCTCTAACAGCGTCTTGCCAGTTACAATATTGAACCGGAACGATTTCTTCTCCATTTGTACCTATAAATCCAAACTTAATATCTTCATGTGCTGTGCCATCTTCTTCAACAATAATAGCTAAGTTGTTGGATGTAACAGGAGTTACGTTTACACCGAATGCAACAGTCCCTGTTTCCTTAATATATGGTGTTCCTGTAATAGCCACACTATTAATTTGGTATTTATCGTATGTCAAAGACAACGGTACTCCGGATGTAGCATCAATATTACCAAACTTTTCAATAAGAATCTTCTTATTAGCAAAAGTCAAACGTCCCTGAGATTGATCAACTATGATTTTACCCATTACTGGATATTTTTCACTTGTTACACCATAACTATAGGGATTTTTAGAAGCAAGCCACATAAGCATTGACACAGGAAATCCACTCCAATTGACTTGATATAAAGAAATTGTAAGCAATTTTTTAGAATTGTTGTAAATCTCTCCAGCAAGCTCCATTGTGTTAATCCCTGCAACATTAACAAGCACATTAATCAAGTCCGATACATTATCAATAGAAAAAGTTGTTAGAGATGGCATATCAAACAATTCAAGTCGACTCAACCCAGATGGCAATCGCATTTCCACTAATGCAGCTGTTTTAGGTGCGTCAACACCTGTTACTCCGGTGCATCCTGATAAATCCAACTTATTCAAATTATACATTGAAGTAAAATTAAAAGATGGATTTGAGTCAGAAAAATCTATATCCCTCCAATCAATTTCTTCTAAGTCCAGATTACTTGCTAAGATAATACTTGATGGCTTAAATGATGTGTTCAGTCGTGGCATGACAAGTTTCCTCAATCGCTTACCAGACAATCGAAGATTACCTTTAATAGCATTAGCACCAAGATTGCTTATTTCAGCACAAAATGACATACCGTGAATTGATACTGTAGTTTCACCACTCATTGCGGTAATGAACGAACAAGTATCCCCAGCCTTTAATCTCCATGGAGAAGTATGTTTAACACCATTGCTGTCTGTACCATAGTCCAAAGCCTGTCCAAAAGCTGCAACTGGGAATATGTCTTGATATGCCGTATATTTAATGTTGTAAGTTGAATTTCCGGTTGAGGTAAATGTAATGCTATCAGTACCGTTCAAACTAAAATCACCAAAATTGGCATAACTTTCCATTAATGCTAATCGCTTAGTAATGTATTCTCTTTCAGCATGTAGCTGATTTCCAAGTGACTGAGTGATAGGCATTTCTTTGTATCCATAAGATACTCCAGGCTCAGATGGATGAATGCCATCGTAATACAATTGAGCTGTTTCGTAGAGCAATCGAGCTGTTTCGTTATATGCCACGGCAGGATAATATTCTTGAACAGAAAAGAAATACTGTTGGAAGAAATTATCAACACTTCCACTAATAGTAACCATAGCTGTAAAGATCTTGTTCATCATTGTTCTACAGTCATCCGGATAAGCAAGATCTATCAAACGACAAAGTGCGTTATCTCGCCCATTCCAGTACCAAGCATCATACGGGTCTTTGTCATCAAACAAAATCCAATAAGGTTTAGACTGCTGGCCCTTGTTATCGGTTCTAAATATGGTATCAACATCATCACAATCCATACGAATCTTATGGTCAATATTACCTTCAATCCAATAATATGTGTTTTTTGTATTGTTATCGGTTCCTGACCATAGCAAATTCATACATCTTTGAAACAACATATCTGATACATCAAAATATGTTCCAAATTGCTGTTTAAACAACGCAACTCTTCTCTTAATCAGCTCAACATTCTTTTCATCGTTATTCATTCCGAACAAATCTTGATCTGTAATATTAAGCTGGGTTTTTAAATTAAGAACAGTAACATTAATATTGTTAAATCCTTTCGAATCTTTAGAGCTGGACCTACTTACACCTGCATTTACCCACACATCATTTACATAATCCATGCGATATACATTCAAATATTCACTACTGCTGGGGTCGGCATTCCAATAGTGTACATTTGCTTCTAATTCCAACCCTTCTGTAATGTTGGCCTCTTGTTTCGCTTTATCACGCAAATACGCCTGATTTAAAGCATCAAGACCCCCATTAAACCATCTTAAATTGGGATTACACAAATACAGCATATTGAATGCTGGAATAATGTAATTGTTTAATGAAGTAATTGCGCCTCCTGTAGGGTGAGTTTCATCCTCATTCAAAGCTCCTAAATCAAAGTCAAAATTAGGTGCCCCGTTATAACAAAACGATTCTTCATCCGCTACATATTGCATCTCAGACGGAATCCAAGGCGTCTCAAAGTTTGCGCCAGGAACATTATTGTCCGCTCCTTCAATCATTATGTAGTCTGGAGTATATGATACGCTTTCTTCATCATCATCATATCCAAACGTTGCTTTGTCTCCCTTTGCAGCTCCCCATGTCTGGAATCCACAAAACGTTGGGGTTGAGTGGTTCTTGTCTGTATAGAAACATAAGAATGGTTTTTGAAGCACAGAGCGTCTTGACGGTGTTGTTGGGTTATACTGGTCATAGGTAAACCCTCCATTAGGCATTGCACAAAGTCTATACAAGTCGTTAAATGCGGCTGTAGCACCAATTTTATGACTTTGCATGGACGATGCGTAGTTTGATTTCCCAACGAATTTCGTCGCTTTTGGCTGATTATCGTCAAGCTGATAATAAGTTGTTTGATCATAGTAAGGTTTACCGGTATTAGGGTCTACACCTATAGAAGTAAACGTACCTTTCACAATCCCTTTAGATTCATCAGCTTTACACAATTTTGATGATAAGTTGGGCCAATAATATTTCTTTGCGGTAGATCCTTGTCTTTTAATCTCGCAACTTGAAAATACGCCAGAATGCTTGTCATCACCAATTATCAACACTGTCATTTTTACATTGTTGATTGACCCTGGGTCATTATTAAAGGTAGGATATGTTGCCGTACTTGGCAATTCATAAAGAATTGTATTATATATCTCTTTGGCCTTGTTGTAATCGATAACATCACCATTCATAATATTATCATTGGCTTCTACGAATGCTTTTTTACCATCAATTGATGACATCGATGCTTTATAATCTTGCTGGATGTATGTTGAACTCATTGATTCATCAATCATTATTCGCATACCAAATATATCAATATTGCATCCAGTAGAACCAATTATAAGATGTCCATTAGAACCACTTGGACCACAGAAAGGAGAAGTCTGAGAATTTTGATATGTGTATTCTCGCTGCAATACACCGTCTGCAAAAATACGCATATAATTCAACCCCTCATTACGAAGATTGTTAACGATATTAATTACAAGATGAATACGACGATCCTCCTCCAGATAATAGTCTGCCATATCTGGGGTTGAAATAGGTCCTTGTCCACTACCCAAAAAGATAGCGCGATTTGGAAGAACCTTTAATCCTACAAAACTTGATGCTGTTTCACTAAAGCATGATATAACAGGTGCTGATTCATCTACGATTTTGCTTATTTTAATATCAAACTCCATCGTTAATGAATAATCCACACCAGACACTTTTAATCCGGTAGTTGTAATAATAGGTTCAAACGGAAGGTCCAATAATGAGCCTTTGTTCATCCTAAACCTGTCTATTCCATCTTCTCTGATAAACCCTTCAACTGTCGGATTTACAATTTTTGTTTTATTGTCTGGGGCTTGATCAATCAACTGTAGCGTCTCAGGATTAAACGTGAATGAATTTCCACGTGTATCCGCTCCATAAAATGTACGTGTATTGGCATTTAAAACCAAATCAGCTGTACCTCGTGGAGAAAAATCCATGTCATTGGATAAAAGCACTGCTCCGCTATAATGAGTAATATCATCATGCTTAATTTTAACCAATACACTAAAATCACCAAGTTCATGTTCACAATTCAATGCTGTACGAAGTTCATAAGTCACTCCGTTGGTACACATTTTTGATTCTTCGTAATATACGGTTTCTCCATACAACCCATCTACAATAGACATATCTAACTGATACTCGGTTTCATTTGGGTTATATACTGCATAACGTAACAAAGTGACAGTATCATAATTTTCAGCTTCCGTAATAGCATCAGCTACAGCAACCAGAACTTGTTGGTTTCCAGATTCTTTAAACATTATGCCAAAAGTCTGTTCACTTACTTTAGTGCCTTTAGTATCTGAAGCAAAAGTTAACCATGCCCGTATTCTATACGTCCCATGATGAAATGTGTACTGTGAACTGGCAATTGTAATATTCTGCACTGTCTCGCTACCGCCTTCATTTGCTGCAAATGCAATAGATTCAGGCTCAGCCAGTATAGAGTCTCCAGTTGAATTAAGAATTTGCAAATGTAAATTTCGCGCAACAGAACCCTTTACATAAAACGGAAGTACAACCGAATTACCTTCAAACACATGTCCTAAATCCCCAGCATATTCCAGCCCCATAGATTCAGACATGGTTACATTTACAGCTACTGCTGTGGAACTGGTGGAATTTTCAGGCTCTACCACATTAATACGATAATTCCATTCACCATCTTGCAAATAAGGCCCAAGGTCAAAATTGGTATAAATATCACTATCTTCAGATACAGCATCTATATATCGTGTTATACCATCAATAGGAGTTAGTTTTTGGAAATTTCCGCTTATTCCTGCTTTACGTCCACTAACAACTATCGTACCGCTTGTTCCGGCCATATCTTCTGTTGTTGTGCTTCCGGCAACAGTTGTAGCTCGTTTGCAAGTAAACTTCAAGGGCACAATCAATTGCCTCTTATTGGTAAACTTTGGGTCAGCTATATCTTTGCCTGCTAAAGTAACCACATAAGCTGTTCCTTCTCCATGTCTTGATGCAACATTAAATGTCTGTTGGCTAAGAACAAGTTCTGTTTTGTTCTTGTCCAACATCCAAGCTGTTTTGTCCTCATTGTTGCGAAACAAATACAATGTCAAATAAGCATCAACGCTATCATCAACAAAAAAATCACCTCCCTTTTCGTTGATTCTTTCTTTGATGAAATTTTCGACATCTTCTCCAGCGTAAGCATGTGTTCCATCGTCCCAAACTGTTTTCATGTCAGGAATAGGCCCTGGCAAAATAATTCTCTTTTTATTGCTCATAATTTACATGTATTAATTACGTCTCCAGGCATCATCTTTATTCCATGGCTTATCCTTTATCCAACATCCACTGCCAAAGCAACTGTTAATTGCTTCCCAAATAAGATGAGCACCTTTATAAATTGCGGTAATAGTTTTACGGCCATAGTATCTGGCTGTAAGTTCAATTTCATTTTTTGTATTCATTATTCTTCATATACATTGTATTCGACATCTTCTTTTATCTGGTTGTTCTCAACAAGGGCGTCATATTCATCCTGAGTCAAATACACCGTTTTATTTGCATCTTGGACCAACTCATTGATTTTTTCAATTAAATTGTTAAATTCTTGTGCGGTAAGCCTTCCTCCAGCCGTAGCACCCTGATTTTCAGTTTTTTGTCCTATTGCTAATTCTTGAATTGCCATATTAAAAAGTTATTGGGAATGCGTATTCAAAACCATCAATGCTTAATAATTCGCATACAATTATTTCGCTGTTATTCAATTCATAATCCAATGTCAACACATTAGGACTGTTGGGGTCAATAATGGCTCCAACGAACTCAAGCTCTTCGTTCAAATTGGATGCACTGTATCGTTTCCATTGGAATTGGTAATGTGCTTTGGCATATTCGGGGTCTACAAGTTTCCCCTGATAATACACATTAGCGGTTAATATAGTGCTGCACGTACCGTTCTGAAATGTGGTTCCTGTAGATGATACAACATCAACAGTATATCCTTGTACATATTGTTTTTTGATAGTAAATGTATCTGAATATGTCTTAGATTCATTAAGTTTCACAACACACTTAACTGTCAGATAATTCTCACCTCCAAAAGATTGAATTTCTTCATCATCTATACCCCACAAATAAGAATTTGGAAGAACAAGCAAATCTTTGGAATGAGCATCTGGGATTTCAATAAATTCCCCGTCTTTCTTATAATACCATTGACGCTGACTTGGTGATGACGAAAACCCTATTTCTTCCAGTGATAAAGTAATTGATATTGGACTTACAGGCGCGTTTTGTTCATGTCCAATAATCGTAAATGTATCATCACCAAGGATTCTACAATATCTATTGGCCAACTGGTCCTGAGCATCTTTATCGAGATTATCCCAATTTAATGTGACACCATCATTGAATGTTACTTTTCCATCTTTATCCCATACAATATTCTTTTGTGCAATATAGCCACTACCGTCCTGTCTCAGCAATAATGACTTGGAACGTGTTCCAATTCCACCTTCATTGCCTTCGTCATCTTTAAAATTCAACTGAAGAAGTGGGTTCTGCATGGTTCCACCGATTCCACCACGATTGAACCATGCGCCATAATCATTTGTTTCATTGAGTGTGTCATCCGTCGCCTGATATTGGGTAGCTATATCTCCAGATTCAAGCTGAGGGGCTGTAAAAAAGAACTTGGATTCATCCGGGTTTCTGATATTGGAGTCTACAACTTCATATTCAGAAGCAGTAAATGTAGGAGTGAGAGTGAGTATTAAGTCTGATTCTCTATTGTCTCCTATAATCAAATCAAAATAAACATGTACACGCCTCCATTCATGCGTCTGGTCAGATTGTATAGTGATTTCACCTACTGTTTTTCCATTTTGAGATATTGCAACCCTCCCAGGCTTTTTGAAATAAGTCCAAAACGAAAAGCAATATCTTTTTCCAATGTTATCTAAAAGCCATTTGTTTGATTGTGCAACCATTTCAATTGACGAACCCGAACTATACACACAGCCAATTCCGGTAGGGTTGATAACTTCTGATTCATCATCTTCAATATGAATATCATGTGTAATATTGACATCCATAGAATTGACAAAACAATTGCGGTGTATCTTGCCGGCATAGAAAGTTGCCCCAAACCCATTTTCATCTCCGGCTGTCAATGTTCCGGATATATGCGCTGCATTTGAGGCATATAATTTCTGAATATATGCCCCGTAACCTGTTAATTGACCAAATACATGGTCAACAACACCATCAAGTTTACCAATACGAGAAGCACTTGCATCTCCAAAATTTGCAACACTGGAAAGCAGAATGATGTTGAAATCAGAAATTTGGATCTCTTCTCCAACTGGAAGAGCACTAAGATTCATTTTGAATGACCTTAGATGTCTACCGGAATATTCAACAGTTATTATTTGAAATTTATATTCCCATTCTGTGCTTATATCCTCAGTCCATTCTGCGTCTACGTGTAAATCATCAGTATATCCTATTTGTATTGGGATGCTGGATATGGTAGCACTTCCTCTAACTTTGTATGATACTAATATCTGATTATTGTTCTTAATAAATTGATAGAAATCTTGTTTTAATCCTTCAAACTCTCCGGATGCTTCAGACATTCTTGTAACAGTCAATATTCTATTGTTGTCTTGATTTGAAACAGTGTATTGCTGATTCAAATTACCATTATCGATTACGATATACTGAGACTGTGAATCTTCAAACGCTTCAGACTTCAATCCTTCCGGCCAGCACAAACTTTTATTCCGTCCGATTCCATCAATGATGTCTATATATGGGGAGTTACTGTCTGAAGCGGTCAAATACATCGCTCCAGACCTATTTACATTAAACAAGTTTGTAATTCGCGCAAAATCAAAGATTTCACGTTTGTTGGTTTTGTCCAATTCATCTCCTTCAAGCAACGCTCCTATAAAATATGGGCGTTCATCAAACAACCCTGTTGATTGGTTCTTGGTTCTTTCAACTCCATAAGACAAAACACATAATAAGGAGTATATAATATTAGAGCCATCGAAATATTGCCTCCGAATTATATCTCCAGTCTGCAATCCCTGAACCTTTTTAGAATCGGGATTCAACAACACTTGATATTTTTTATAACTAACTACAGCCATATTAATTTAATTCTCTTACTTCGTCACCAGAGCAAGAATCACTTACCCACAATGAACCGTTCGTTACCGACATTTTTTGAACTTCAAGTTCATAAACACGCATCTTCTTACGTATCGTCAAATTGTCAAATGTGGCGTGAAAATCACCAGACGTGACATCACTCATGATTGCCCAGCCACTTCCAGCAAACCCACTGGAAAAACTTATCGATGATGAATCTGGATTAAAAGAGAATAAATCACCATCAAACAACGAATTTTGCGAGTGTCTTAGACCTCCTTCAATTCCCTCAATAAACTTTCCATCATCAAAGAATAGGACATCTTCTTCTAAACGGGTTTTGTATGTTGTACTTTTTATCGCAAGTCTTGTTACTTCAATTGGCTTATCAAATTCAAAATGAATAGCATTAGTATTTACATGAAGCGATGAAAAAGATAAATTAGAAGTCGGATTAAAAACTAATGAACTGGACGATGAACAATATATTTCAGATTCTATCCAGTGTGTTGCCGGTAAAGAACCTGACATATCCCTAAACGCAAAGACTCCCTTTAACTTCTCTGAATCTCCATATAATCCCGGCCCATCACTTGTTCCAAAATGCAAATAGCTATTGACTACTATACCAAAATCAGAAGTAGACTTATAATATGTCTGAATGGCTGTTCCAACACTGTTGGCTACACCTGCACTAAATCCATTTGGGAAATTTCCAGTACCGTCATGAGTAATAATATTGTATGCGCCATTATAATTCTTAATGTTGGTCTGTAAAGCAATATATTGAGTTGCCAGTTTTTCACCATTGCTATCAACTCCGGAATCACCAAGGTTCATAACGGCACCAGGAGCAGAAAATGACACTAAATTATTAGTATTTCTGACCCATACAATATAGTTATCATTAAACTTTATTCCATGATTGTTTACGATTGATAAATCACTATTCAACACCATATACGGTGTTTTTACCACCTCTCCTTCAGAATCAAGAGTCTCTTTAACTTCTGAATACAACAATGGAAGATCAAGTAAATTAAGGGTAAATCCACCTTGAGAAATAATTGGTCCTTCCAATATGGATTCTTTTTTGACTGTTAACTGTCCATAAACATTTCCATTGTTCATTGTCCAATCAACATCGTTTTTATTGCAGTTCCCACTGTGATAAAACTCTTCTCCTTGATAAAAAACCCCATCTTCGTTGATTTCCACGTCACCAATATGAATCAACCCGTCAACTGAGATTTCTCCAATGATATTGACTGACTCATTAACAATATTTAATGTAGACTGGTCATAATAAATCACGTTTGTTTCACCAAATACAATTCCACTATTGGACAAATGCAGTGAACCTTCTACATGAGCATCTTTAGATACATTCAAATCACCGCTCACAATTGCCAGTGGCTTTTCTGAAGAATCAATAATTGTCTCAAATATTTTTGTGTTGTTGTATCCGGCTTCAAATCCATACAATGCCCCCAAAGCACCCTGCATTGTATCTCCATTGCGAAAAAGAAATCCACCACTTTCTGATGTACCTCCTTCACCTCCATTAGGAGATACAGTTGCAATGATAGCATTGGCCAGCATATATGCGGAATTTTTCAACAAAATATCTGTATATTCAGCTAAGCCATTTTGAATGCTTTCATTGTCAACAATTGGAACTCCATTTTCATCAACCTGTACAGACCCATCCTCATTTTTCATAAAGGGTGGGTCTGTAGTATAATCCGGAGCGTCTACCTGATTGGCTTTGCTCATGCCATCATATAATCTGGTATAAAGATCATATAACAATGAAGTTGGATCCAATTGCGCTATTGCAGAATTAATTATTGCTTGTGCCATTAATCGTTATTTTTGTACCATAACTTTTCTCGTTAAAAATCCGCTTTGAGCGGATTTATATGCGTCAATTTTTGCTTTCAATGCGATAAAACTTGCGATATTAACTGGAGGTTGAGGCCCCATCATTGTTGTTGTCATAACTTGACCTATATACTGTAATAAATCAGATAATATGGTGGCAAGTTCCTGACCCAACACAGCATTGTCCGTTCCAGATTTGCTTCCAAGAGAAACACATCCATCTTCAATAATTACAGAAGAGTCACCAACCTTCTCTTCAATCTTATCTGTAGCTATTGTAGTTTCAGCATTTTCTCTTGTTATGTGAACATTATCTTTATTAATTTCCAACGATGTTTGGTTGTCATCAACCTGTATGGTAACAGATTCTCCATTTATTACTTGTGTTGTAACATGTGAGTCCTTTTCTTTATGTACTTCAGTGGTTATTGAATCTTTCAAATATTTTGTTTGACTGAATACACCTGTCTCTTCCAATTCATCTATATCAGGAGAATTTTCATCAGATTCGTCAAAATCTTCACGTTCTTTAACCTCAATGGTTATTGAATCATGAGAATCCAACTGGATGACATCTACATGGGAGAACATTGAGACATATTCTAATCCAGTATCCGGATCTTGTGATACAACAACTTCTGAATACATTTTGGGGATTATAACCAGACCTTTAGAATTATCCTGAATGGCACTTAACATTACCCCTTCATGATACCCCATTTTAGAATCTTCGGTTTCCTCAATAGCAAGCTGAACATATTCCTGCACATCGATTGTTCCTGCTAAATCCCCATCTGTATGTATCTTAGCTACATATCCAGTTATTTTTTCAGTACCTTTCAACGCATTTGAGCCTTTATGTACAATGCCTCTTAAAGCAATTTTTTGAATTGCTTCTCTAATAGTTTGATTGCACGATATGTCAGGTCTTTTATTCTCCATTGTTTTCTTGTTTGATACGTTTGATACAGTATGGAAGTTTAATCCGTTGTCTATAACCATGACTTCCAAATGTAGTATGAACTTCCTCTACCAAATAATAGCCATTCTTACCTGGATAACGGTTATCAACAAGTTCAACTTTTGTGCCAGTCTTTAAATGCAAATCACCGAATAACGTTAATGTTCCTTCAATTCCATTCATATTATACGACTCAAAATACTTAATAGCTTCTTCAAGTAGTTCGTCTTTTGTTATTGGAATTTTTCGAGAATGATAAGGCACTTTATTATACAATTTCATACTTATCCTATCACTTGATTTGCTTAAAGGACGCGCACCCAATTTCATGGCTTTTTTACTAAGTTGTGTCTCGTTGACAACTCGCCATGGATCGCCAGTTCCGGACGATTCATCATATTTGGGATTTCTCAGCAACGTCAAATGAATGAATTTATCGTCTGAAGAAAGCCCTTCTGCTTCAATAGCAAGATATTTCTTGTCAGTGTTGGTTAAAGACAAATCGTTAGATGCTACATGATAATCGAACAGAATCTTAACAGGTTGTGCTGGCTGGGTAATTGCATTAATAATGGAATCCTTTTTTGCATTTGAAAAATAACTTCTTCCCACTGCAATAACAGGTTTTCCGTTATATTCTGTCACAAATGAATGAAGTCCATATTTAGCCCACTCAGTAAGAACATCGGCCACAGTTAAATCTGGAGTAAGTGTTACAGCACCTAAATCATATTGCTGAGATTCAGTATCTGGATGTAATGATATTCCGGTTCCTTTAAGTAACTTATATCTACCTGAATCAGACAAAAAATCATTAACCGTACTTTTACTCTTGATAGTTACTTTTGGACAAGTAATATTCTTCAATGCACTGGCCAAATTTTCACAGTGCAACTCAATGGGTGTATCAACGCTAATTTTTGTGATGTACCCATCAAACATAACGCTCATAGCTTTTTCAGCAATGTAAGTTGAGTTTTCATATTTGTTCAATGTTCCAGAATCATTATAGATACTCTTTCCGGTATTGCTCGTCTTTGCTAAATTCGCTATGTTTGGGTCTTGCGTATATCCAAGATAAATCCTAATTCGTTGTCCAATGGAAAAACTGCTGGATGATGCCACAGATGTTTCTTGTCTAACTTCTTCAAGAACTCCTGCATCAGTAATATTGGCTTGTAATATTTTGTTGGAGGCTGCCTCTTCTTCATTGAACTTGTCAATCGTCTTTCTAATTACTGTACCTCGTGGAAACCTGACCGAAGCCGTTCCAATCAGTTTCTTATATGATTCTTCTATTTCAATTTCTTCGACCTCGCTAATAAGCATAGCGTCTGACGGAACAGTCATTGGGTCATTTATACTTTTAGGAGTCCATATTTTAATCAGACATATTAATATCTGAAAACTTGGTTGAGATTCATTGTTTGCCATTAAATATTAGGAACCAATTTATCAAGCCCCATAGCTGTACCTTGTACAACAGCACTTGAGGCTGTATTTACAACAGCTGATACTGTCATTTCTGCCAGTTTATTGTCCAAAATAAGTTGATACCACTTATTCATAGGACTCAATTGCAACTCTGTGTTAAGCACAGAAATAGTATCTTTCTCTATTTTTACATCTTCATCTGGTTCTACAGCAACACAAGTAATAGAATACGGCTGCATATTTTTATATACTTGTGTTCCAAGAGAGTAATCTTTGACTATGATGCGATTCACATTAAACTGTTCCAACATCATATAATTTATATTCAAAATGCCATTGTATTGCATCATCTTTACAAACTTCTTTACGGCATCAGACGGATAAACACCTTGCTCATCAGACACAATATTTCCATTAATTGTAAATTGCAAATCCCCACCAGATACCAATTCTTTTCTGGTATAATCTCTTCCTTGAACTTGCGTCATTACAATATTTTTAGAACTGTTCATCGAAATTTGGGGGGACAAATCTATGTGACATATTGTTTTGGTGGAATAAGAAACAGACTTTTGAACCCCGGCCACTATTTGAACATCATCTACAACATGAGCTTGTTCATCATCATAATAAATCATCAAAGACTCTGGAACAAAATTCCCGTACTTGTCTTTAGCAACAATTGTATGACCTCCTTCAGCATTAATGCGCCCCCAATTTGTCATTGGGGATTCTTGATTCTTAATTAACTGCGCTCTATTGGTGTCTTGTTGTTTTAACACTACGTCACGCATTTGTTGATCCATGTGCTTCTGAAATTTAGGAAACAACTTGTGAACCTGTCCTTCCAGTTCTGACATAAGCAACTGTTTGGCAATATGTACTGCTACACTTTGATAACGTTGATTCTTAAATATCAAATCTGATTTATCGTTTTTAATACGCCAGTTAGTACCGGCAACCAACTGATAAGTCGCATTGCCAGCACTAAATTTTAAATCACTCCATAAATATCCAAAATTCATTGTTTACAACTTTTAATTATCCATTCCATGTTTCATCAAAATCATGAACAACATCCACAAGTGCCTGTGTAAGCTGACTCTTCAAATTAGCAATAACAGCTGCATTGTCAGGGTTACTCAAATCAACAGACTCTACATTCATCAAATTTTTAATAGTCACATTAACTTGTTTTGGTGCAGCTGTATTGTTATAGTGGCTCTTATAATCCGACGCTTTTGGGCCTATGTTTGTTGTACCTTTTCCACCTGGGTTGATTATATTTGATCCATTTCCAGAACTTGCTGTATTACTTAATGCTTTCTGCATTTCTGAATTGCTCATTGGCTTCAATATGCCTGAAGATGGAATCCACGTTTGAGAAGTTGCATCCCAGTTCCAGTCAACCCCATTTAACTTTGCATGTCCATTCGATCCATTTGCAGAACCGCCATATTGCCATATAGGATTATTGATAAATGTGTCAAAATACGGCCTTATCTTTGGACTTAATCTATTTGTCAAATCTATAATACGTTGGTGGAACAACAAAAATGCTTGTCGAGCCTCATCAGCGGTAACACTGATGGTTTCCATCTTACCTGTATCCACATTAAAGAACTGGTAAGTCCCGGCATTCCATTGATTGTTATACCATCCAAAATTCTTCATAAACTGAGCTGTACCAAACTCTCCATACATCTTAGCATCAAAAATTGGTATTCCGCTATGAAGCATAAAATTGGTAAGCAACTCATTTGAAATATTTCCGCTTGATAAATTCTGCAATATTTTTACAAGGTCGGACAACATTTGAGCATTTGCTGATGCTTCTGGTCTATTCCATGCAAACATATTATCAAGCATCTGATTGTACGATGTCACATAATGATAACCCTGTTTCCATTGCGATTCAGGCATATTCTTTATGTCTGACATTGACCAATTCTGGGAGCCTGTTAAATAAGATTTTAATCTGGAGTTTCTTGTCTCTGCCAACACAGAATTAAAATCCGCAATACTGGATGACATTAGAAATCTCTTATTGTACGCATCTCTTATTTTTTCTAATGCAGATCCTTCTGAAATATCTCTACCAAGACTAAACAAGAATCTTGAAGCAGCAATTTGAGAATATCCAGTATCGTTATCTCCAAATCCAACTCCATTAAACATAAGTTGTCTTGTAGCTCTCCCGTTTTTATCTAAAGACGTCCCTGCACCAACAAACATGCCAAAATCAATCTTTCCATTAGGAAGATATACTGTAGATATGGCCGCATTTCTTTTGTCACTGGAATTTTGCCAAAATCCACTAAACGCCTTATACGCGCTATCCCATTGTTCTTTATATTGGTCTTTCAGTTTCTTGTCAGACAATTCTTTTTCAGCCTGAGTCATCAATCCAAGTTGCTCTCTCATCAAGTTGATATGTTCTCCAATTGATTGGTTTACATCCATCTGCTTATTATACACGAGAGACAGATACTTGTCTGCTTCAGAAGCGTGTTCGGACATACTGATACCATTGATTGATGCTGTACTTGCAAGAAACTTGTTATTAGCTTCATTTGCGGTATCAACTGCATTCTTATAACTGACAAATGAAGCAACGGCTGCTGTTAATCCCCCAGCAACAAGCAATCCCCATCCAACTGGGTTAGTTAACAAAAATGGCAATGCTGAAGTGACTGCCCATGGAACTAATTTGGAGCCTACTATAGAACCTACAGCACTTCCACCAAGAGCACCTGCTATAGCACCAACCATACTGGACGTACTACCCGGTTCACCAAATCCAGAACCATAATAACTTCCGAGCATAGAACCAGCCATACCTCCGATTCCACCACCATACATACCAATTACATTTCCTATACGATAACGTTGCATGGAAGTGTATCTTGCAAGCACTTCTGGAGACACATCGGCTAACTTAGTATTGCTTATCCCAATAGAGCCGCCAACTGCTCTTGAACCTCCCATTCGTGCAATAGTTCCCCATGTAGCTGTTAAAGCACCTCTCATATTGACAAGCCCACGCACTGAAGTTGCTAATGCTGTGAACTGAGTAGCCATCATACCAACTTGTTTAATTCCAGCAAGGACAAAGCCACCAAAATTAAACATTGCGCGGAATATACGTAACGGAATCAACACAGCAGAAAGTTTCAACTGAAGCTCAACCCACATTTTAATGAATGGTCCAAATCTATTGTAGACATCTACAAGTACCATTGTAAAGTCTTTCATCATCTTCATCAAGTCCAAGAAAGTTTTTCCGAGACTCTTCAACAATTGTTCTGCTTCGTTGGTGTGCAGCCAATCTATTGTTTCTTGCAAGAATTTTCGTATATCACTATCCAAAGATTCAAACGCCTTCATGCCATTTTCAGTAAACATAGATGTTAACTGCGCCCAAAGACCTTGAATGGTATTCTTTTTAGCATCCGCAAGTTCAGCAGTAATACCTTCAGATAAAAAATTCTGTTTAACAATTTCATTCCATTTGTCAACATTGGCAATTAACGAAACTGCACCTTGAGCAGCAGTTCTGTGAAACATCTGATAAACCTGATCGATGCTCATGCCAGACTTATTAAGGTCTGTAAAAATATCTACGAGATTTCTGACATTTCCGTTTTCATCAAATCGCTTAATACCAAGTTGTTCCCACACTTTCAACTGCTTCTTGGTCGGATTGACAATATTTGCAAGAATAGTACGCAATGAAGTACCAGCTTGTGAACCTTTAATACCAGCATCTCCTAAAATACCAATACCGGCTGTAGCTTCCTCAAATGATATTCCAGCATTAGCTAACAAAGAAGCTGCGTATTTATATGATTCAGCAATTTCCATCAAAGTTGTATTAGACATGGTAAATGTTTGAGTCATTACATCAGCCGCATGTCTTACATCGCCAGCCTTAATGCCATATCCAGTCATAATATTTGTCACCACGTCTGCGGTCTCACCAAGCCCCGTATCACCAACCAATGCAATGTCTGAAATAGGACGTATAGACTTGTTAATGTCCTCCAAGTTAAATCCGGCCATAGCTAAAAATTTACTTGCATCAGCTACTTCTGGTGCAGTAAATTTAGTTTCTATTCCGACATTGCGAATGATTCTCTCCATACCCATGAATCGTTGATTGAAATTGGGTCGATCATCATGGGATTTTAAGATGTTTTTTGTAGTGGTAATAAGGTTGTTATAGTCAGTAGCTGAACTGATTACATCGCCCATCAACATACCAAGACCAGTAATACCATAAGCAACCCCCATTCCTTTTAACATGTCAACAGCCCCAATTCCACCAGAATCAATCATAGAAGGACCAAGAGCACGATATGACGCACTTCCTCTTGATATTACTGGACGATTTTGACGCACTCTACGTGATATAGGTTTGTTAGAACCACCAATAGGTGCTGGAGATGGAGTCACAATGGGTGGTGGAGGTGTTACAGAAGAAGCCCCTCTACCTCTGCTTGTGGTACTTGTGACATTTCCAGTGCTTTTACGTGCTGAAGATGAGGTTGCCGTTGAAATGGTGATTGTTCTATTCTTTTTAACTAACCTATCAATCGTTTCCAGCTTGCTTATGATTGTATTTAACTTACGAATAGCTGATTCCGTCTTGATAGATATAGATGGTGCCTTCTTAGAAAGATTATTGAATTTAGTAATTGTCGTATCCAATTTTTTCTGGAAGGCGGTCAACTTTGTCTGTGCCTCCGTCAACTTTGACGTTGCAGTTTGAAAGGCCGTTAATGCTGAAATAGCCTTTTCGGAGTTGACATTAATGTTATAATTTACTGTATAATTTTCTGCCATTACAACTAATTCACTTTTAAGAAGAATAGATTATATTCAGAGGTGGTGGGTGAATAAAAAACCCTCACTAACACAATTGCTTAGTGAGGGTTGAATACATACTTACGAAATAAGACCTAAAGCATTTACTTGTCTTGTAACAACTTGCTGTTTATGCAACCATTCTGCATCGTTAGATATTCGAGCAAAATCTTCATCGCTTAAATTGTCGATGTCTACTCCTGGAAAGTAATGACGTATAAGGATTATTTTTTGCCTTAAACCGTCATCATCGTTCACTTTCCAGGTTTCGATAAATTTATCAAGCGTCCATGACGAACTTCAATAATCTTAGACAACTGAGCCATCAGACCAAACATAAACAAAGAGTCATCTTCAATCAATTCCTGATCACCAGCCAAGAAACAATCCTTTGCGAGAACTTTCATAGCAACAAGCTGATTGTTTTGAGATGCGGTCAGATATTTACTGAATGTTTTGAATGATGGCTGGCAGAAATATCCCACATAATGCTCCTTTTCACCACATTCAACATTCCCGTCAATAACAATAGGGAAAACAATACGCAATTTTGCATCTTTTTCCTTCAACTCTTTTACTTTCTTTTCAATTTGAGCTTGCAAATCCTTATCAATCTCCTGCATCTGCTCTTCTTCTCTGTATTCTTCTTTTTCTTCCATAATTGTGATATGATTAAAGTTTTCATTTATGAATAGACTCTCATATTTGTATTTGTTTGAAAATTCAGTAAAAAATAACGGGTAGCGATTGCGCTACCCGTATCGAAACTAATACACTATCACAAATACAAAGGTTAAGCAGCAGAAGTGCTCGGTATAATCTTAAACGGATTCAGATTAAATTCTTTGGTGATATTGGTATCATCTTGCTGAACTTCCATACCATCTTCGTTAAACAGGCATCCCTGCAACGTAATAGTCTCTTCAACCCAATCATCGGAACCCATATCGTTAGCAAATGAAATCACCAAATCAAATTCTCCCAACGCCATCAACGAACCTTTAAGCGCACGGAGCTGAACCTGAGTGTTATAATCCATGGTTATGGATGCTGTGTAAACTGTATTTCCAAAACCTCTGTTTACCGGCTGTCCACCAAGGCCATAGTTCGTTTCTACCTTGTGCTCAATATTCCACTTAATAGCGGATACTCCTGAAAGAATTACAGGATTTGAATTTTGAGAACCTGTTAAAGCCGGAGCGGTCAATTGAACCATTGACCAAGAATAAGCTACGTTGTTGACAATCATTATCTCATTGTATTATCGGCTGATTGCAAGACCCTCAGTCACTTCGATAGACTCAGCACACCCAAGAGGAATGAGAGTATATGAGAAAATCAGCTTTTTGTTTACCAAAATATTTTGATTAGCAGGAACATTTACAACGCCTATTCCGCTAATTTCCTCAGCGGTCTCCATTGCTTGAAGAACACTGGTAATCAAATTGTTGTAAATTGTAATCTGGGCCGATGCCAACTGGCCTGTAGCAGGATCAACCTTAACTGGGGAGTTAACGTAAGGCAAAAGAGCCTCACGAACAAGTCTGCGAGACTTATTGATTGTTCTGTTACGTGCAATTGTACAATAGTCACCATTTGAACAAGTACGGTCTTTAGTGAAGTACACATGACCTTCACGACCTTCATAAGTACGAAGGAACATATATCCCTTATCGTCCAGTTCGTCCAATTGGAACTTGGTCAATGCAGAATATGATGTAGCGTTTTTCAATTTACCATCCTCTACAGTTGAATCTCCAAATCCCATTTCAATAGATGGGACGTAATTAACTAAATCAAAGTTCTGTACCCATCCAATACTTTCACCAACACTTGCGCGTGTCAAAGCACCAAGAGCCAAGCCAATAACTCCAACTGGAGTGGTTGATTCCAAAGATGCTTGCATTGCTTTAACATCAGTGTCCATAGACTGTCCAAGCAATACAGTTACATATCTGGCATTGATAATAGAGTCTGCAATTTGGCTAAAAACGATTGCATTATCGTCACCATCAGTAGTAGTAACCTTGGAAGAGTTACCAGACAAAATGATGTGTGCAGGAGCAAAATAATCGTTAGCCATTTCCTCCGCAACAGACTGCAAATCTCCTACAATTGCAATACTATACTGTTGAGCTTCTGGATCCATCTTTTTCCAGATAGTCTGTTCGGTCCATACACCAAACTGGTTGATAATGCCACCAGATGCTTTCTGCATATCAATCAAAGCATTCCAATCGGTTGAACAGTCAGCAAACATAACGAACAAGCGACCGCTACCGCCAGCCATGCCAAAAAATTGATTAATATGATAGTAAGGGATACCATAAAGTAAATCCAGACTAACTGATTGTCCAGGCTCCCCTTCTTCTACATCACTTGTAGTTTTGCCACTGTAAGGTATGATTCCAAGTTTGACCGCATCATCCAGACTGTTCAATTCTACAACGTTATCTTTCCAATTCTCAGCAATCTCCAACCCCTGTCCTTTAGTCCAGAAATCAGGTTGCTTAGAAATATCAAAGAGCAATCCACAGACTTTCTCAGTTGCATTGGTAATAGATGAACCAATATTGCCGTCCGTGTCGTTCATAAAAACATTTCCTAATGCCATTGTATTTGTTTATTTATTGTTTAAAATACGGATTCTCGTAAAGAACGGCCTTATCCTTCGACACATTCTTACATTCACTTGTATAGATACCACCATGAGCATCAATCCACAACTTTTTGTAGTTAGGATACAGCTTCAGGATTTTATCTGCGTAATCAGGAATCTCCTTTGCTGCTTTTTCCTCATTTTCAGCAGGATCTTTTGTATTTTCCTGTTCTTTTTCTTTCTCTTCTGAGACCGCCTGTTCAACATTGACAACTTCAAGTTCTTTGGTCTCATCTGAAGTAGTCTGGGTTGTTTTTGCTCTTGCCATAATTCCTTCTTAAACTAAAATAGGGAGCGGAGTCTTAGCCCCACTCCCCGGTTATTGATTTATTATTATGAACTCAATTTTACAATCAAGCACCTGCGTTCTTGTATGCTGTCCATACAACGATTTCTCCCGGCAGCACAATGTTCACATCGACTTTCATTCTCATCTGGAAGAACCACTCTTCAGAGTTGTTCTGCAATGGCATAACCTTAACGCTTTCCTGGTCAGTAGCGTAGTCAACAGCCATCCACAAACAAGAGTCCATGCCATTTGTAAAGTTTCCGAAGAAAATGCTGTGTTCAGGCAGACCGTCAATAACTTTGATAGTTTTGCCTTTGAAGCGATGTCTGTTCTCGTCAGTGTTTTCAGAATACTTAGAATCTTTTGCAGTCAGGTATTCATCATACAAATCCCACAGTTCCCAGCTCATAACGAACTTCATACCAGATTTCTTACGCAACTTCTTAGGAGTTTTCTTCCAAATTGCATACAAGGCTTTCTCAACCTGTTCGCCGGATGTAAGCTCTGTATCACCTGCAAGAATTACCTCGCCAGAAGCAACTTCATTTTTCTGTGCCTCAGAACGACTGCCACTATCTGTGGCTGACGCTTTCAAGTTGGTCAAAACACGAGCCAAGAAACCGTCGAAATACTTCATCGGGCCAGCTGCATCATCACTACCCAACTTAGTGCCTTCTGATGGAGTTGTGATTGCACTATCATCAACACCACCTTTCTTACCGCACCAAATACTATCGTTCAAATACTGATCTTTCTTGTCAATAAGCAAACGGAGCATTTTAGCCTGTACAGCTGGATTCAATTCACGGAATACCAGCGGACCTTCCGGCTGGAACGGTCTCCAGATTTCTTCAAATTCACGTGGGTTAAATTGAACATAAACCATGAAATCACCAGGTTCCAAATAACGTTCACTATAACTGTATTGGTTATTGGTGTCTGATGCAGCTCCCTGAGTAGTAGGGGTAGCTACATTGTCCTGGATAATTTTGTTCAAACTTACATGAGGAAGAGTAAACTTTTTCTGTACACCCGGCTTAATATGAATAAGCCCTTCCTGATAGGTGTCATTTCCTTGCGCGGTGTAGACTAAAAGATCTTCAAGAACTTCACCGGAATAAACATTACCTGCAAAATTAATTGTCGCCATTATATTGACTTGTTATTGTTATGCAAACTTTTTCAATTCAAAGGTTTCACCACACACGGCCTTAACCTTGTCTGCGATTTCTTTTTCAGCTATACTAACACCATCTTTAGCAGCAGCTGCGTTTGCAGGGTCATTAGCAATTGCGGCTGCAATATCATCACGGCCTCTAAGAGAATCCAAACTTGCCTTAACGGTCTTGAAATCTTTATGAGCCAACTGAATCCAAGATTCCTTAGATGATGCTTCAATTTTACCTGATTCAACCGCACCGTTAATAAGTGCATTGATTTCGGCTTCATGAGCGGCTGCTTCTGCATCTTTATAAACTTTCAGTGCCGCTTTTGTCTGCTCCAGCTCATTCTTTACGTTGGTAAGCTCTGCTTCTACGCCCTTATGCTTGATTTCAAGAGAAGTATATTTGCTCTGAAAATCTTTCAGTGCAGCTTCAGTCTTAATCAATTCAGCAATACGAGCCTGTACAGCATCGGCCTGAACGTTTTGGGATAATCCAAGCTGAGCGGAAATTGTTTCGATCGTCTGTTTTTCAGTTTCCATTCGTTTATTTAACTCTTTAGTTGATGAATTATCTTCTCGATTACGAATAGCCACCACTTCTTCAAGAAGTTTATTTTCATCAACTTCTGTATTAATAGATGACATAATGTTTCGCAATGAAGCGGCATCTTCCACTCCGTCAATTTGATTTTTTACCTTGTCTCTAACAAGTTTTGATGTTTTCAACACATGCTCAGCTGGAATGAATCCAGCTTTTACAGCTTCTTGTGCATTGAAGAAAGTTCCGTCAACGCCTTCTTCGCCATCCATAATTTTCTGTACCTGTTCTTTAGTCATTCCAAACCGTTTCCGGTAAATTGTTTCCAACTGACTGCGGAAAGCATTGACGGTCTGTTGTGCATTTGCATCATCTTCATCACAACTGTTAAATGGATTATGAATCATAAGCAACGAATAATCGTGCATGTACAAGTTTGTACCTGCGGCCCATATTACAGAACCCATTGAAGCTGCGATGCCTTCGATAATACAATCCACTTCAATTGGACATGACTGAATAACAGAAAACATACTCATGCCATACAATACAGAACCACCTTCTGAATTAATCATCACAATGATTTTTGATGGCTTGACATAATTCTGAAGCCATAAAAATTCCTCATTGAAATTCTGTGCTGAGTATGAATCTACAGAACTAAAAAACCTAATAATAGCTGGCTTATCTTTTTCAGCTTGTCCAACTATGTACTTCAAATTGTTTATATCCATTGTAGATCTGTTTTGAAAAGAATAGATAATTGAATTACAAACAGGTTAAAGAATTATTCATCAAACTCTTCAAATTTTGAAACATCGTCAAAAGTTACTGTTTTATCATCTGGAAGGTTATCCGGATTGGCAATCTCGTTTTGATCGCTGTGGTTTGTAAATGGTGGGTGTACAATGTACGTATCCACGTAATTTTTATAACGATACGAAGTGAAATCTTGAAACCAGATTTGATAATCAATCCAATATGGCTGTAATCCATCATCAAACGATAATGGTTGATCCCAGTATTCCAGCTGAAATCTTGAAACCAAGGCCGGGAAAGAACTTTTCTTTTCTTCAATAGCATCTATAATTCTTTTATAAACCACCATTCCTTCCAGTTCGCCCTGCTCTCCATCATCACTATTATTCAATCTATTCAGAACATAATGAATACGCATACTTCCTTTTCCTTCAGAAATACGAGAAGTTCCTTGATTATAATACACATTAATGAAATGAATAAACACGGCTGGAAATTCAATTCCGCTTTCTTCGTTCTTTTTAGATCCTTTAATTCGTGCAAGTTGCCCGTTATCCATTTTAATGGTCTTAAATAACGGTGGACTTGTAGGGTCGTTGGGGTCCTCTTTGATTTCAGACAATATCGCTTTTACAGCCTTATACGATTCTATCAAAGCGTTAGTCTGTACGATTTCTTGAACCTCAGTTACTGCCGGCTGCTGATTCACATTATCATTAGTCGATATGTTTTCGTTTACTTGTTGCTTATTGGGTTTTTCTACAATCATTATTTAGGGAATCCAGAAAATATCATAATAGATAACTTTTTCAATTCTTCATCCAGTACAGTTGAATCTCCTATAAATTGTCTACGAGGCATATTTCTAACTCTTCCTCGTCTGAAACTGTTTGGACCATTATGTACGGCTGCATAACAAAAACCTTTATGTCTCTTAGTATGTGCAAATCCATTTGGGTCTGTGTATATGGTCACACCCGAAGGGGAATCTTTACTTCCAATATGCTTCCATTTGATTGATCTTTTCAATGAACCAGTTTCCACCATAAGTGGATGAATAGCCTTATTGTACTTTGACCGTTGAGGCCATGGAGAACTACCATTTGAATTAAACCTCTTCAAATCAAACGACTCTTGAAATATCGATTGTGCAACCTTACCAGCCTTTACCTCAAAGTTCCATACATTCACAGAAAATTTATGAGGTAAGGTTCGCCATTGAGTCACAACCTGTCTTGGAGTCAATGGCTTACCCTGATTAATTGGAATCTTAGCCATTCAATAAATATTTTGCTTTTATTCTATCCGATATTTCTTGTAACTTCTCAATTTGTCTGGAATCGACATTAAAGTATGGGTGTTCATCAGAGAATATTCTTCCTCCTTGTGAAACACTTTCCTTAAATGTCATATCAAACCATTCAGGAATCTCTGGAACCTGGTTATGTTTAGCTTGAACTTCCGAAAAAATAGACGTTGCTGAATCCTCTACCAAGAAACATCTACATTGATGCTCAATAGGAGGTATAAGCCACCCTGGAAATTGAGATTTTAATGCTGTAAACCCTTCATGCTGCAAATGCCACGGCCTAACACGCTCATCACCCATAGTCATATACATCAATGTAGTATTATCTGCTAACTTTGACAAATAAGAAGCAATAATCATGGCATATTCAATGTCCATGTTTTCTACAAAAGCATATCTGTTGTTGTATTTATGACACAGGCTAACAACCAACTCGTCTAAATATTCCAGTTCTTCTTCATCTTCATAATCATACAGTTCTTCGACTTCAGCAACTTCCTCAGCAAGCTGGTATTCTTCAGCCACAGAAAAATCCACAAGATTATCTACAGCAGCCAAAAGTATATCTCGCTGTACACGCTGTTCATCGGTCAATTTATCAGCGTGTCTCAAAACCCATAATGCTTCATCATATTCAATTCCAAATCCATCAAACGCATGTCTTATAGCAAAATCCGCTCTTGCAGCCATCAAAGACTCCAGTGAATCCCATTGACCACCATCATCCCTAATGCTTTTTATTAATTCATAAAATAATGCTAACAGGGCTTTATATTCCCTTTCATTTTTATCCTTATCGTTATTTGGAGACCTGAACGCATTAATGTTGGAGAGAAGAGTCGGTCCTATTTTCTTCTCTCCCTCAAAAAATTTTTTGTTTGACGTGCATGTCCATATCTACGAAAATACTCTTCATCTGTCAAATGCCTTGTACTATCATCTGAATACCCATCACTTGAAGCACTACCAGTTGCAACAGATAATTGATTTGTATTAATCTGGCGTCTTACTTTTATACCAAATTCACTTTCAATAGAGTCTGGGTCCATTTCCCATTGTGTTCCTAACACCTGGAAGAGCTTGATCTTATCTTCATCGGACATTTCAACTCGTTTGGCATACTTGAACTCCAGCCCAGGTTTGATATATCCCATTTTTACAAGTCGCGGAACAACATCTTCGTTCATGACAAGTTCTACATAGTCTCGATATACTTCAATACGGTCTCTAAATACATTCTCATGCGTTTTAGCAGAGCCGACATACGCTTGTTGCTCTCCAGCCACAGACTGTGAACCAAGAATCAAATTGGAAACATCCTTATCAACCAGATTTATCAAACCAGTAAATACATGTTCTGAATTTGACATCGTAAATGTTTTGACATCAATTTCATCATTTAATCCGGTTACAATAACCTTATTTTGAGCAGCACTTGCAATATCGTTTGCCAATCTGCTTCTGTCTGCATAATTTTCTGATTCGGACTTGCCATGTATAATTGGCTGTCCGTATGTATGCGAGAAATTCACATAATTAGCCATAGTGAATTTCTTAGCAAGAATAGAAGGCGTGGTTGCGGAGAACAGCCCCAAATCTTCATTATTGATAAGAATGTAATAATCACGATACAATGGGTCATCAAAACTCCATCCAGGAGACCACATGCCTTGACGCTGTACAATTCGTCTTTGATCTGGAAGAATGTTTCTACGCTCAATAGTAGTAATGCGTTTTAATTTCCCAGTCTCAGTATCGATTGTAGGATCAATATAAATTCCGGTAAATCCATATAACTTTGACTCAACGATTCCATTAATCAGTTTAATAAACTGTGTACCTTGAATCTTTTTGGTTTCTTCTATGTCTTTGATATACCGTCCTTTTTCATTTTGTCTTGCAAGCATATACCGTTCACCAAGAATCTGTGACTTTAGAGTTTCCAATACGCCAGCCAAATGAGCATCCTGCTGAACACAAGCGTCATATAGGTCGATAAGTTTACCTCTATCGTCAAGAACAGTTCCATTATTAAGATGACGATATGATGACTTGAACAAACAATGTCTTTGAACTTCACGAATATATTCCTGAATAGTCTTTTTAGAAGTCTGGAATATACTTTCCAATAATTCTACATTCAATTTATTTTCTTTGCTGTTCATTATATTATCATCATTTTCTGAAGAATAGATGATTTCAATTTGGTTTGTTTCCAGACATTGATGTATATAGCCACAGTATAGTAAGCTGTCTCTTATACACATCTGACGCTGCCGACGAATAGC